TGTCCGTCGTATTGAGGGAGAAGGTCCAGCACCTAAGTTACCTGTAGGAAAGGCTCGTGGAAGAGCAAAGCGACCTGATATTCGTCGTCAAGAAGACCCACTAGAGCAAGTAAAGATTCGTGAAGGACGAGTTGCTCCTGCTATTGATATTAAAGAAAATAGAGGATTCTTCAATGGAGCAGACGGAGAGCCTGTTCTAAAGGGAGACATTGTTGTCCATGCCGACCCTGTGAAAGCAGCAAAACTTGGAAGAGGAATTGTTAAGCGTCGTGTTGGAGACCAAGTAGATGAAGGAAAGAAGATTGGCGCTCTTGCTAGAGACGGTAAGGCACGTTTGGACTTTGTTTGGGTTCAATGGGAAAACGAAGAGGTCGCTAACGCCATAGAAAATGATGGTGCTCGTTTAATTGTTGCTAACAACCTTCATGTTGTAAATGATGACCCTAACGAAGTTATAGAAAATCTAAAGAAGAAAAACTGGAAGGGTGGCGTAGCAAAGCCAAACAATAGAGGTGGTAGAAATAATCCTCAAGGCCCTGTTTCAAAGAAAACTCCAGAAGCACCGGCTGCTGAGCCTTCTGCTCCAGCACTTATGGAAAAGCCAGAACAACCAGAACCAAGAGAAGATGCTCCTCGTAAAATCTTTACTGGAAATGTTGCTGACAAAAAGAACAAACAATTCGACATTAGTATTGTAAAAATTGGTGACGAATATGAAGCAGCAGCGTTCCCTAAAGATGGTGGCCAAAGAGGAGAGGTCATTGCTAAGGCAAGAATGCTTGCAGATGTTCAAGCCGTCGTAAACAGATTCATTGAAGATGTTGTAGATGCTGAAGATGGAAACAAAGTTCTTCGTGCTTACGCAGGAATTCCAGAACCAGAAGTTCAACCAGTTCTTACTCGTGATACTGCTGTAGTTCCACCACTTCCAGCAAAACAGGCTCTTGATTTGAAGAGCGCTAAGGTTCGCGCTAGAGAGATAAAAGCAGCACTTGTTGATAAAGAGTTTGTTGATGTCCAAAAACCTGATGGCTGGGATGACACTAAGTTACAAGAAAACTTAGAGTATAGAAAGAAAAGACTTGCAGAACTTCTAGGCACAGATGACATTGATAGACGTCAAGGTGCACGCTTTGGAGCAGATATGAAGCGGGCTGCTACATACGCAAGAGGTATTGGATGGTTTGATGTAGCAAAAGAGTTAGATGCTCTAGCCGGTCTTCAAAAAGAAATACCTTTACGAAAGATGGATGCCGAGTTTGAGGCAAAAGTTGCTGCTATAGAAGAGTTGTTCCCTGAAATGTATGCTTTGAATAAAGATATAGAAGCAAAACTTGGGTGGATGGCTAACGATAGAAGAAAAATTCTTAGAAAGAACTTCGACAACGCAGTTATTTACCCTGACCCTTTCAATCCTATATTTAGAAATGCAGTTATTGGCGCACCGGGAAATATTGACGAGTTGATTCAAATTGCTAAAGCAAGACTCCCGGAGGACGAGGCTGCTCCACTTATTGAAAGACTTCAAAGAGTTAAGGCCGGATTCCAAGGCATTGGAGAACTACCTAAACTTCCTGTACCTCAGGTTGGCTCTGATACAGCAAATCAGTTTGTGGCTAAGGTCGCTAGAGAATTTGAAGGTATGAGTGCTGATGTTTTCTGGGATAGTAACGGTAACTTCAAACTTAGAAGAGGTGATGTTGTTTGGGGAGATTGGAAATTTAAGTCTAACCTCACAGCAGGAATAAACGGACTTATCCTCCTTGAAAATTCTGTTACTAAAGAAGTAGTTATCATCAAGTATGACAAAGATAAATACAACAATAAACCAAAGTTCAAAGGTAATGGAATTAAAGCAGAAGAAATGGTTGCTCAACTCTACAAGGCTCTAGGATTTGCTTCTCCTGCTGCCAAGGCAGTCAACCCAGACTCTCCACAAATGGAGGTCGGAGGACTTGGTGTTATGGAGTTTGCTGGACCAGGGTTTTTTGGCCTACAAAACATCAAGAACAATGGCGAAACAAATGTAAACGACATTAGTCAGATAATTCCTGAGTTTAGAGGTGAACTGTTAGATTTCATTGTTGCTAACGCAATCATTGGGAACTCTGATAGACATGGTGGAAACTTTATGTGGGGACGAGACGCTGCTGGTCAAGCAAGACTTGTTCCTGTTGATAATGGTCTTGCTTTGTTCAATGGTGCTTTTGGAGAAGCAGATAAAAACGAAGACAACCCACTTCATTTAGACCCGATAGATGTAGTTTTTGGTAATGGTGGGCATGGAAATAAGAACGCAGTCATTCCTCTTGCTAAGCAACACGTCAGAGATATTGGTATTGATGCTGCCGAAAGTCAGATAGTAGAGTTTGCTACTCGTATGCGTGAGCGTGCTGCTGCTATGCAGTTCATTGATGCCAGAGCCTCCGCGTATCTTGATGCTAGAGCAGAATACATTATCAAAAACGCAAGAAAACTTGCTACAAAAATAGAGAAGGGTTATTAATAATGAGTAATTACTACAGAACCTACTACTTCTCTAATTATCAAGAAGAAGAAGAAAACCAAAGCATTGCTTTTGTTATCGTCACAGATGGAGATAGAACAGAAATTCTATTCCCAGAAACTGCAACAGAGAATACTATTGAAACCATTTCTCAAGGCATTGGAGCACGACTTGCTGCCATTGAAGGTGTAGATACTGTAACTGATACAGAAACTGCTGCTACAGAAATTCTTGAGGTTGTCACATACAACATGCCAGTTCATTTTTATACAGATGAAGAAGGTATGGAGTCTTATCCTTCTTTTGATGATGCACTATCTGCTGCCAAAGAAGAACTTATTGACGACTACTCGTCTGAAGATTTTAAGCCAAAATCTTATAAACCAGTAAAGCCAAAAGATAAAGCAATGACAGCCGCTGGAGAGCAAACATGCCCGCCAGCAACGCAAGACATTGCTCTTAATCTAAAAAACCGCAAGAACGCAATTGACACTGCCATGTATGGACCGCTAAACCCAGAAGAGCCAAACGAAGAATATTGGCAGGGTATAGCCTCCGAATGGAAAGTTGATACAGAAACAGCAAAGAAACAACGCTGTGGGAACTGCGCCGTATTTGTCGTAACTACCGATATGAAGAACTGTATTGCTCAAGGAATTGAGCAGGGAGGTTCTTCCGAATCCGATGCGTGGGATGCCATCGGAACTGCTGAACTTGGATACTGCGAAGCATTTGATTTTAAGTGTGCAGCATCTAGGACCTGTCGCGCTTGGGTGACAGGTGGTCCAATAGACGACAGTAAGGTAAAGGAGTAGTTATGGCATTCTCACCAAACAAGCCAGATAGTCTTGATGACTTGATGGTTTTTTGTAACATTGAAGCAGATGAAATAGTTATTTTTATTTATGATGCTGGAGATGAAGGTCTTTTCTATCGCTATCAAAAAGAATGGCGAGAGATGCTTGGCCCAGAAGATGACTATGAGGTAGATTTAGATGATTTATCATTGGTCTATGTAACTCCAGATTTTATAGAAGTATACGACGAGGCTGAAGAACTAGATGAAATCATCCCTGTATCAGAAGTTTTGGAATACAAATCTGTTGATATAGATGACTTGGAAGACGAGGAATAAAGCCATGCAATTCATTGGTCGTAGCGGTAATAAGGTCTTGTTCAGCATTGAAGATAAGGCTGTACTTATTGACGAAACAAAAAAGATTGTTTTGGCTGTAGACCAGGCTGAGCCACTAATTGCTTCCTTCACTCCTGAAGGCGACCAAACAAACCCAGAATCAGTTCCATACGAACTTGCTGTTTCAGCGGCTACTGATTTAGATATAAAAGTTTTTTCAAATAATGACCGTCTTTATACAATTCCAAAATCAGTTCAGGCTGAAGCAAAGCGCGGTCTTGAGTGGCGCAAAGAAGAAAACCGCGGGGGGACTTCTGTAGGACTCAATACTGCTAGGACTCTTGCTCGTGGTGGGCAAATCGGTATTCGCAAAATTCGTCACATCGCTAAATACTTCCCACGTCACGAAGTAGATAAAAAGGGAAAAGGCTACAAGCCTGGAGTAGCAGAATATCCAAGTAATGGGCGCATCGCCTGGGCACTCTGGGGAGGAGATGCAGCTAAGTCTTGGGCTACAGCAATCGTAAATCGTGAAAATAGAAAAGCGCAAGCAAACTCTATTACTGCTTCCTACAACTTTGTTATGTCTGAGTATGAGAACCCAGAGCAAGCACAACTTTCATCTTTTATTGAAGCACTATCTCTACCAGAAACTCTTGCTCCTCAATTTTTTGTAAGAATTCGTTTAGATGGAACTGGAATTGACCGTCTATACAAAATGAATGTTGACGGTAGCGTCTATGTTTGGGACGACGCTATGTGGGAAGACCTAGGCAACATCAATAACGATTTTGAAACATATGACCGTTCACTTGATGAGCCATACGATACTTGTCCAAAAATGCACATCCCTGTAGATGTTGACACTGCTATTGCTGTATCTGGACTTATTGATGCTGACCCAGAAAAAACCATTTCTGTTGAAAAAATAAACCCAGAAGAGTCAAAACTTTTCTTAGATGAAATGCATGGCGTTGATTGGGATTTGATTGACGATATTTCTTATGACTACACAGACGAATATCCAAAATACGCAGAGTGGATGGATTTTTCAGAGAACACAGTAACTGCTGCTGGAGAAGGAGGTTTAGATTCAACTAAACCTGCTGCACCAACAAATCAAGATGGAAACTACACACCAGAAGAGCGTTCTAAAAAGGCTTCTTCTCAAGTAAGAGATAAGTCTGGAAAGTTTGCTCAGGCTGGTGGAAAAGTTGTTGTTGGTGGTAATCCTGAATACACAGGAACAATTCAATCTATCAACCCAACTAATCAAACAGTAAAAGTAAAGTTCCCTAACGGAAACTCTGTTGATGTTCCAGCCAATACAACTGAATCAGCAGATACTTTCAAGCCGATACCAATGAAGAGCGAAAGAACACCAAGAAACCTAACCCAAGGTATTCTGGGAGAACCTAGAGTTCCTATTGACAGACCTTTCGCAACAATGCCTGACCGTCTTCCACAAATTGGAAACGATAAAGTAAAAATTATAGGAGAAGATTACAGCGCTTGGACTCAAAACCTTCGTGCTTCAAATCTAACAACTCCACCTACCAATGCTCCTGCTCCTACACCTTCGGCTAAGCCACCAGTAAATCCATATGTGCAAAAAGTAGAGAGTGCAGCATTCCAAAAAACAGCAGCAGAACTTGCTACATATAAGAGTAAAAATGCTTACAACGACCCGCTGCTTCGTGATTTTCTAGAGAAAACAGTGACTCGTCCAGACGGAAGCACTTATTCTCCAAACGCTAGATTCTTTATGCCAAGTCTTAAAGACCCAAATATGATTGAAAAATATGGCAAGAAGCCAGATGCTAAATCATGGGATGAGAGCAAAGACCCAAGTTGGCTAAATAAAAAACCTAACGCTCCTTGGGCTCCTCCAGTTAGGTCTTCAGGTTTTGTTGCTGCTGGAGCAGTAGAACTTACTCCAGCAACATCTGATGTTCCTCCAATTTATATGGCAATTGTTTCACCAGATGACCCTCAGGCAGTTATGGATTTAGTATCTCTAGTTCCTGCATCTTCAGAATCAAACGAGCCTATGACATATATTCGTAAGCCTGGAATGTGGGAGAGAGACGAAGCAATTCTTACTGACATCAAGAGTCCAACTCCTCCACCAATGGTTGTTCTTGATGACAATATGTTGACAGCAGTTATGTCTCAAATTGATTCTGCAACAACAGCATCTGGATATACGTTTGAAGAATCAGTTCTTGCTTTGATGGCTGCTGGTGGGGTTGATAAGAACAGAGGAAATGCTGAAGAACTTCGCCGCTATTGGCTTTATGGTCGTGGTGCAGCAAAGATTCGTTGGAATACTCCAGGCGATTGGACACGTTGCGTTCGTCAACTATCTAAATACATGGGTCCTCGCTCTAAAGGATATTGCGCTCTTCGTCATAAGGAAGCAACTGGTCTATGGACTGGAGATAAAGAGCATCGTCAAAAGTTTGGAAAGAAGGGCATGAAAGCAGATGCCTTCTCAACAGATTTTATTATCCCTTCAAATGCTGTTATTGCTCAATCAATTATCAAGGCTCAACTTGCTGATGCCAGAGCAAGGGTTTATGGAATCACTGCTGATGGTTCGGAAGAGACATCTAACGGAGCAGCGTTTTCTATTCCTCTAGTTATTCCTGAAGGAATCGAGTCTGGAGATGGTAGAAAGTTTGAGGGTGGTTCTATCACTATGAGAGAACTTCCTCTCCCTCTTTTGTGGCAGATAAAGACTGGTGAAGGCCACAGCGGTTCCGTGGTTATCGGAAAGATAATCGAAATGGAACGAGTTGATGGTGGTATTGGAAATGCTCGTGGTTTCTTTGATACAGGCGAGTATGGCAAGGAAGCAGAGCGACTAGTTCGCGGTGGATTTATCCGTGGTGTTTCGGCAGACATGGATATGTTTGAGGCCAAAGAAGAACAGGCTTCAGAAAGCGACTCTGACAGCAAAGTCGGAGGCGGTAAAATGAACATAACAAAAGCAAGAGTTATGGCAGTAACTCTTGTACCTAAGCCCGCTTTTCAGGAATGCAAGATTGTTCTTGATGACCAAGTGGCAGACCAGGAGGAAAAGCAAGTGATACAAGATGGAGTGTATGTGGATGGCGTTAATCCGCTAGATGCATCTGCACTCGTGGCGTGCGGAATCGTTGCTGGGGCAATCCCAGTTGCTCCGCCTAAGCAGTGGTTTGATAATCCTAAACTAAACAAACCAACTGGTCTAACGGTGACAGATGATGGACAGGTTTTCGGGCACATTGCTGCTTGGAACGTTGACCATATTGGTATGGCATTTGGAACTAAGCCGCCACGCAGTAAGAGCAAATATGCTTATTTCCACACTGGAGTTGTTCGCACCGAAGAAGGTGCTGATATGCCAGTTGGACAACTAACTTTGGCTGGAGGACATGCATCGCTAGAAGCATCCGCTTCTGAAGCAGTTCGTCACTATGACGACACCGCTTCTGCTGTAGCAGATGTTCATGCTGGAGAAGATGCTTACGGAATTTGGGTTGCTGGAGCACTTCGTCCTGGCACAACACCGGAGCAAATTCGTGCACTTCGTGCCTCTGCCCCTTCAGGAGACTGGAGACCAATTAAGGGCTCTTTGGAACTTGTTGCTGTCTGCCAAGTAAACGTTCCAGGATTCCCAATTGCTCGTGCTCGCGTTGCTTCAGGTCAGGTAATGGCTCTTGTTGCAGCAGGTGCAAGTGTTCTTGCACAACTAAAGCACGACCCTCTGCGTGAACTTAACAACAGAGTAGAGAAACTAGAAGCGCCACTAGTTGCTGCTGCTGAAGATGCTAAGTCTCGTATGACTGCTATGACAGCAGCGATAAAAGCAGAAGAACTTGCATCAAAAGTAAGAAAGATGCGTGATGAAGATACCGAGTATCTACTTCAAGAATTTAGTATTGAAGGAGAACTTGCTGTAGTAACACGCAGAGTTCGTGAAAAACTTGCTCAAGAAGGAAAGGCTCTCAAAGATGGTTCTTTCCCACTTCGCAATGTTGGTGATTTGAAAAATGCTGTTCACGCATATGGTCGTTCAAAGCCAGGAAAGCGTGGACTAGTTCGTCGTCACATTATGAAGATGGCTCGCAAGTTAGAACGCGATGATTTGATTCCAGAGAATTGGCTAGAAGCAGGTCGCACTGCATCTGCTGGTGCTGCTGAAATTATTGAGTCTCAAACTGCTGCTGGTGGTTTAGACCGCAACCGTGGAAATGCTGAAAGACTTCGTCGCTACTGGACAAGAGGCGAAGGAGCAGCGAAGATTCGCTGGGGTGCACCAGGAGACTGGAAGCGCTGCGTAAAGTATTTGTCAAAATATCTTGGACCTCGTTCTAAGGGATATTGCCAACTACGCCACAAAGAAGCACTTGGTTTCTATACAGCAACACACGCAAAGATGCATAAACAACGTAAATCTTTTGCGGAAATTGATGAACTTTTGGGCACTTTTATTACTCAGGTTACTGAGGAAGATATGGCAAAAGATGTCAATGAGATTGCTTCTGAACCAGACAATCTACACGACGGAAACTGGGAGCCTGAAGAGGAAATCATTATTCTGTTAGTTGATGGAAATGATTTAGATGAAGCGTCTTACTCCGAATTCTCGGCATTTGATTTTGCTGAAGCAGACTTAGAAGGTCTGTCTCCAGAAGAATTGGATTTACTAAAAAAAGCCGATAAGAGCGAGCAAAACGATAGAGCAAAATATGTACCAGGAAAGACACAACCTAGAGATGCCTCTGGCAAGTTTCGGCAAGTGCTCGCTCGGCTGAAAACTGATTTAGGTGTGTCTGGTGCACAAGGAGTAATTCAGAAAATCGAAGAAGCAGAAAATCTAGATGATGCTGGAAATTACGCTGGAGCAGCCAAGGCTGCTGGCGATTTGATTAGCATTATTGACAGATTGGACACTAAAGCGTTGAATCCTGAAAGTTTAGAAAACGTCAGAAACAGCGCTGGAGAACTTGGAAAAGTTATTGCTAACTTGCCATTTGCCTTCGGCGCTGATGCTGAAAAGATTCGTTTCAGCGATATTCCACCTGCTCTCAAGAGCCTGATGGAAGATATGATAAAAAGAGTAGAAGATAAGATTGGCAAAGAAGACGCTGCCATAGCCACCAAGGACCTGAAGTCTTTCATGTCTGGAGGCGACTATTACAACCAGTCCGAAATCTCTAGCCAGATGTCTAAACTACTTCGCTTACTTACCTAAGTAGTGAAAAAATCGTACAACAGCCAAATCACCCTAAAAAACATAATGTAATATTCAATACTAGGTGGAGTGCCTCCAAGCATTTAATGCTTTCTGGAGTCCCTCGGCCTCTATTGATAAGCGAGACAGGAATTCACCTGTCGTGACTGGCCCGGAGGAGGGACAGTAGTGGACCGTATTAAAGGAATGATGGACCAACTGAGTGAACTCGGTGACGAACAAGTCACTGAACTTCAATCAGCAATCCTCAGTGAATTTGAATCGGTTGAGAAAGAAGACCCTACTCCGCAGACAGTTGATGCTATGACGTCGCTTGCCGATATGCTTGATGGAGTTCGTAACGAAGTCAAGCGCCGCGAGGCCGCGGTTGTAGAACTTGCAAAGCGAGCCACCGAGGCCGCTAACCGCGTTTACGGTCAAGATGGCGACAAAGAGGAAAACATGGATGCATCACCAACAGATGACAAGCAAATGGAAGAGGCTCCTGCCGCTCCTGCTGCTGAAGCACCTGTAGAAGAAGCACCAGTCGAAACTCCTGCCCCAGCCATGGAAGAGGAGAAGAAGCCTGAAGCAGCAGCAGATATGCCAGCGGCTCCAGCAGAAACTCCAGCAGCAGAAGAAGAAAAATCTCCTGTTGACATGGAAAAGGACAAGAAAGAAGACGAGGAGAAAGAAACCATGGAAGCATCAACAGATGCGGATAAGAACTCAGAGTTCTCAACCCCAGAAACAATCCCAGCAACAACTGAAACAGTAGAGACACCAGTCGCTGCTGTTGCAGAAGAAACAGTAGTTGCTTCTACCGAAGCAACAACAGAGGCTCCAACAGCCGAAACCGCGGAAGCGCCAGCAGTCGAGACACCAGAAGTAGTTGCTGCATCAGCAGAAACTACAACTGAAGTTGCTGAAGGAGCAGAAGCATCTATTCAAGAAACAGTAACCGAAGCAAGTGAACCAACAGTGGTTCAAGAAACTATGGAGGCACCCGTGACCGCCGCTGCTGACAACGCAGACAACCTCAACATTGAGGTACCGGCTGACCGCCGTCCAACATCTCGGACTTCTGCCGCACCTGTGGCAATCACAGCGGGCGCAGATATTCCAGGTTATACGGCTGGTAGCCCACTTTCAGATATGAACGCCGTTGCTGAGGCAATGAGCAAGCGTCTACACGCACTACGTCGTGTAAACGGTGGAGATGGAGAGCAGCACATTGTTGCTTCTGTATCTACTGTATATCCAGAAGAGCGCACACTAACAACAGACCCAGAATCAAACTGGGCAAAAGTACAGGCTGTAACTGGTCCAGAAGCACTTGTTGCTTCAGGTGGCCACTCAGCACCATTCGAAGTCAAGTACGACATTTTCGGACTTGGAACAACTGCTCGTCCTCTAAAGGATGCGCTACCTAAGTTCCAGGCTGACCGTGGCGGTATCCGCTTCGTTGTCCCACCAGTTCTTTCATCTTATGGAAATGCTGTTGGTGTTTGGACAAACGCAACTGATACAAACCCAGGAACTGACGTTAAGACAAGTCTTACAGTCTCAGCAGCATCAGAAACAACTGTTGCAACTGACGCAGTAACCTTGCAACTACAGTTCGGTAACTTGATGACTCGTGCTTACCCAGAACTCATCGCTCGTCACAACGAGTTGGGTCTGATTCAGCACGCTCGTGAAGCAGAAGGACAGATTCTTTCTCGTCTAAGCACTCTTTCAACAGCAGTGACTTCTACTTCACTTATCGGTGTTGCACGCGACTTCCTAGTTCAACTAGGTCGTGCTGCTGCTAACTACCGTGGCCGTCATCGCCTAGAGGCAGATGCTCCACTTCGCGTTATTGCCCCAGTATGGGTCAAGGATGCAATGGCAGCAGACCTCACTCTATCAATGCCTGGTGATAGCACCCTTAACGCTTATGCAGAAATCGAAGGATTCATTGCTTCTCGTGGTATCAACATCACATGGCACATTGATTCATTTGATGGAGCACAGAGCACAGGTGCAATGAACGAGTTTGCAGATACATTCGTTTGGTACATCTTCGCTGAAGGAACATTCTTGTTCCTCGATGGCGGAACTTTGGACCTAGGAATTATCCGTGACTCTTCACTAGTTGGAACCAACGACTACAAGATGTTCGTTGAAACCTTCGAAGGTGTTGCACGCGTTGGCGTAGAGTCACTACAAGTTACTTCAACCATTTCTGTCAACGGTGTGGCTGCTGCCCTCCGCGACACAACTGGTGGAGCAACCGCTGCGGCTATTGAGTACTAAGAGTAAATAGCACAGTATTTGTTGAGGAGGGGTTCGGAAACGGACCCCTCCGATACAAAACAACATAAATAAAACAAAAGTTAGGAAAGAAAACTAATGGCTTTCACAGGGATATTTGAAGCACCGAAGATTAATCCTTCGGAATTTGGTTTGTTTTCCGTTGCAAAACCTGAAACACCTTCAAATGAAGACCAGTGGGTAAGAGGCTTTTCGCAGGAATGGGATACAGGTATCCGTAGTCTTGTAAATTACGATGACACAGATACAACTTCCGACAGTATTGTTTCAAACTCTACCCCTATTAGATATACAGAGATTAATCCTTTCTTTATTGAAGCAGAAGATTTACGTTCGACTTTAGGACTTCCTGGTTATGACTATATTGACAGGGTCAAGCGCCAGTTAGAAGGAGCCACACAGAAGGCTCTAGAAACAGAACTTTGGGATGGAGTAATTAGAAAGGGAGAGTCTCACGCAAATAAGGCACTTTCTTCCTCTACTGCCACTTTAGTAAATGGAACAACCGCTTTATCAGCGACTAGAGCCCTTGCTCTACTAGATTTTTCAATGGCAGCCGGCTCCGCTAGCGGAGAGGGTGGAGTTATCCATATGACAAAAGATATTGCTGGACTTTTATCTTCAAGTTATATGATTTCTCACACCGCAATTGATGGACACCTTCAAACAATTAGTGGAACTAAAATTATTATTGGCTCGGGATACACCGGAACAGGTCCTGATGGACAAACAGGCGCTACAGCGTCAGCGACAAACAAATGGATGTACGGCACTGGCACAGTCAAGGTGGTCCTTGGCGATGTTGATGTCGTAACCGATACTTTGGCTCAAGGCTATGATGTATCAGGTAACCAAAATGATATGCGTCTAAAAGCAATCCGCCCTGCTGCGGTATACTTTGACCCAACTATTCATTTTGCAGTGAGAGTAGACTTAACTGTATAGAGTTTTCTATACAATTAGAAAATAAGGAGAAAATAGAATGCCCACTCAGGACTACGCGGCCAGCGTCCAAGGTGTAGCAATCCGTGTCACCAGACTGGATGCTGCGGGAAATTTGTTAAACAATCCTGGTGACAGTTACACCACCTCGGCGTTCCTCCGTGCTTCATTCACCCCTGAATATGAAGAGGGTGACGAAATTACAGAAAAATCAGCAGACGGCACAGTATGTGTTTCATACAAGGCGCCTGACACGCTGAAGAGAATTACTATGGAACTTGCAATTTGCGAACCAGACTCAGAATTGACCGCGCTCTTGTCTGGAGGCTTATTGCTTCGTAAGAACTTTGGAACACTTCAAGCACCAGACCGTCAGAGCATTGGTTGGTCTGCACCAGCCGTTGGCGATGACCCAGCAGGAAACGGTGTTGCTCTAGAAGTTTGGTCATTCGCAGTAAAGGATGGAAAGCGTGCTGCTACCCTTCCATACTTCTACTGGGTATTCCCATATGTCAAGTTGCGTCAATCAGGTGACCGTGTAATTGAAAACGGTTTGCTTGCTAACACATTTGAAGGTTATGGACTTGGAAACGATTTCTTCAACGTAGGACTAGATGGCCGTTGGGAGTATCCAGTCGCAGCACAGCGTCCATACTCATACGCTCGTTCTTCATGGGCACCAACTGGTCTCAAGGGCTTCTACACATGGTTTGATAACTCTTCTAGAGTTGTAAACAACAAGGCTCTTACATCAGAAGTTGCAACACTTACAACTACAACAGCACACGGCTTCTCACAGGGACAGTCTGTTGTTGTTACTGGTGTGGATTCTACATTCAATGGAACTTACACAATTTCAAGCGTAACTTCTAACACATTCACATACGCAAAGCCAGGAGCAACAAACGTTGCTTCAGCAGCAGTTTCTCCAACAGGAACCGCAGTGCGTCAACGTGGATACTCAGCAGTTTCTGATTTCACTTCTCAGGGCTCTACAACCACATATAACGTTCCTGGAAACGAAAACTATAACGCTGACCAAGCAATTGACATCATCATTGCTTCAAATCAGGACCCAGTAGCGTAAATAATTAAATAGGAGGCGGACGACGTGCCAGCCGTGTCGCAAGCACATGGTCGTCGTCCGCTTTTTCATTTCTTGGGGAGGCTTAAATGAGCAATCTATGGACTAACGTAGAAGATTTAGGCGCATATGCTAATTCTGACTACGCCTACGATGCTGTAAAAACTGCTTCCTATTTACTATGGGCTATGTCTGGTCGTAAATATAACGGCACAACAACTGTTACAGAGCGCTACGTTTCTTCATTTGACCCTTACCTACGCACAGGGGCATCTGCTCTTACCTACTCTCCAACTCTTATTGATGGAGAAGTAAAAAACATTCGTGTTGGTGGTGCTGGACCTTATGGTCCAGATGATTATTTAGGCGATGGAACTTCAGCGAGCACCCGTGTAAGACTTCGTGGTCGTAAGGTAATAAAAGTCCATACTGTTAGAGATATTGACGGAACAATTATTGACCCAACCAAATACTATTTGGTCGAGCACTCGACTTTGTTGGCTACTCCAGGAGCAAACTGGACACCATCAAATGTTGAAATTACTTATTCTTATGGAACAGAGCCACCAATTGCTGGACAGGCTGCTGCTCGTATTCTTGCTATTGAACTTATCAAACTCTACGAGGGAGACGATTCCTGCGCTCTACCTCAGCGTGTAACTTCAGTTTCTCGCCAAGGAGTTTCTTACACAATTCTTGACAACCAAGATTTTATTGCTGAAGGACGAACAGGACTATACGCAGTAGATTTATTTTTGAAAACAGCAAACCCAGACAATGCTCGTCTTCGTTCTAAAGTATTTAGCCCAGATGTTCCAAAGGCTCGACGCATCACTCCTAAGCCTTACCTTTTCACTGAGACAGCCCTTGACCTAAAGGTCTTGTCTACAGGAGGAAGTGTTGTAATTTATCTTGACGAAGTAAGTGGAGATTTCTTACTTAACGATAATGCGTGGACAGTATCTATGACTGTTTCTGACTATACAAATACTAAAACACAAACGCTAACTGGCGCTGCTGTTCTCAATAGAGCAACACAAAAAATAACACTTACAGTCACTTACGACCAAATCCTTTCGATTATTGGCCCAAGAGAGCCAGGCCAATATGACATTTACTGCACAAGACCAAGTCTTGGAAATCCAGCAGTAGATGAGGTTATCAATCTACTTACAGCAAACGTGTCGTTTCAACTTGGAACTAGGGTTGAACCTATCTACACCCTGTAGAGTTGGCTTGAGAGGAGAGACGAATGAATACTGCAATAAATAAATCTAGTGTCTCGGCTGGTGCCAAAAATTTGGCAGAACTGCTAGAGAATGTTTTAGAGCAAGTTGTTAGTTCTTACGCTTCTTACAACATGCCACTTCCTGCTCGCCGCTATTACACAATGGGTGAGCCCGCGCTTGACTGCGAACAACTAGTAGTTTCTTTTCTTCAATCGTATGTTGGTTCACCAGGGGATGAAGCAAACCAACCTCGCAGATGTAATGACCCACGGAGCGCCACACTAAATGTTATTGTCACTCGTTCAATTCCAGTAGTCGGACAAAATGGTCGTCCTCCATCAGCAGAAACAATTCAATCTGCTTCTGAAATTATTGCTTACGATGCTTATATTCTTTTAGATAGCGCTGCTCAAATTGACCAGTGGGAAAATTCTGGTTTTGGTATGGGAGTAATTGCAACAGTAGAAAGTAGAACTGCTGAAGGCGGACTTCAATCTACAGTATTAACAGTAACTACGGCGATTCCATAATGCCAGCCGTATTTGTGCCGCGTAGAGCGGAAATGGATTTCTTACTAAAAAACCCTGCTGGCCCTGTTGGCAGGTATTTAGCAAGAAAAGGTCGTCTCGTACTTGCTGCTGCTAAGTCGCAAGTTGGAGTAAGAAGCGGAGCACTCCGTGCATCACTTCATATGAGACACCTGCGTGATTCTAGAGGTCAATTTGTAAGAATTGGTTCTCCTTTAGATTACGCATTAGCGCATCACGAAGGAACAAGACCGCACCTTATTACACCAAATAGGGCACAGGTTTTGCGTTTTACAAAAGGCACTACGGTTGTTTATGCACATTCCGTAATGCATCCAGGGACTAAGCCTAACCGTTATCTAACAAATAACCTTAGATTAGTCAGGTAAAATATTTACTACAAAAGTAGTAAAAGACAAAAGATAAGGAAAACGATATGACACCGAGATTCAAGGACTTTGGTAGTGGCGGAGTCGCCATTACTGAACCGCTGTTTTTCAAATTACATGGGCAGGATTTCCATTGTAAGCCAGCAATGCAAGGAAAAGTTCTTCTAGACATGGTTGCTACTGCATCGTCAAATGACCAAGCAGCAGCAACAAAAGTTGTTATGGACTTCTTTGAGGCAGTGCTAATCCCAGAGAGTTGGACTGCGTTCAATGCTCTTCTAGATACACCAGACAAGATTGTTTCTGTAGAAACTCTTGGAGAAATTACTGGTTGGATTGTTGAGCAGTACTCAGGCCGCCCTATGCCGGGGCCAGAGCAATCGCAGAGTGGGCAGTAGAACTCTGGCCTTATGTCAATGGAAAAGCACTTATGAGTGGCCTACAACTTTCAGGAATGGATACAAGCGACATGTTAGACGTTATGCATGTCATTCTTGAAGATGACATCACATCGGCTCAGAGTGGCGAACACATTGACGCCAAGGACAAGGTAAGAACTCTTTTTTACAGAGAGTTCTATGACAAAAAGTTTATACTTTCTAGCAAGTCTAGAGGTAATGACTTTGCTGACATTGACCTTCCTTTGGATGAAGAAATACAACCTTTCGACCTTAGAAAACAAGAAACAAAACCATACTTTCCACCAACTGACTTTGACGAAGAATCGGCAAAGCCTTTTGGCAAAGTCCTAGATGAGCCACTCGGCTAAGAAGCATATTGGAGGTGATAGCGCATGGCAGCAAACATAGTAGGTGATGCATATGTAGTTGTACGCGCTATCACAGCCGGTGTTGAAAAAGATATTGCAAACGCTTTCAACAATGTAGATAAAGTCGGTGAAGATGCTGGAAGTAGAGTTGGTAGTGGTTTCCAAAGAGGATTCCAAAGGTCAGGTGGCGGCGGCGGAGGGCTGTTTAGTGCTAAGTATTTAAGGTCAGCAGAAGATGCTGCTAGGTCTTTCTCAAGCATTACTCGTAGACTTTATTTCTTACAGCCAGCAGTTACTGCTGTTGCCGGTGCTATTGGAGTTCTTGGAACTAGCCTTATAAGTTTAGTCAGCGTAATTGGTTCTGCCGCTTTACCAGCCTTAGTTACTTTGGCAGGTGCTTTTACTGCCTTAGGGCAAGCAGCAATAACTGCTAGGTTGGCTTTTCAGGGCGTAGGAAAAGCAATCCAAGCAGGAACTAAAGCCCAGAAGGGTGGAGTTGCTGCTGCTAAAAAAGAAAAAGATTTACGAGAAAGAATTCGTAGGGCTCAAGTTGACTATGCAAGACTTCTTGAGGATAACGCTGAAGCAGAAGAAGATGCTAGAGAGCGTGTAACCAACGCAAATAAGAAATATGTAGAGTCATTAAGAGAAGCAAAAGAAGAGTTACAACAACTTGCTTTTGACTCAGAAGATGCTGCAATTAGTGAACAGAAAGCCGCCCTTGAGTTAGAAAAAGCACGAGAAGCATTGGCTCGTGTATCTGACCTTCCACCAAACTCTCGTGCTCGTAAAGAAGCAGAACTTGCTTTTGCTGAGGCAGACCTCAACTATCGTCGTGCTATTGATGCTAACAATGACCTAAAAGAAAAAGAAGCAGAAAACGCAAAACTTGGTCCAGACGTTGAGTCTCAGGCAAAAGGACAGCAATCGGTAATTGATGCTGCTAAAGAAGCATCTGATGCCGTCGAGGACCAAACAAAACTAATTAGGGATAATAAAGAGGCAGCAAGACGAGCCGCTTATGACCTAAAAGAATTAAAAAATAGTCAAGATGACGCTGCTGGCGCAACAGATGCTTACAAAGATGCCCTTGCCGACCTATCTCCAGAAGCAAGAAAATTTGTTGAGTATATGGTTAAAACTTTCCTTCCTGCTATAAAAGCACTTAGAGATGCTGCTGGAAAGAATTTATTTCCTAAACTTGAGACAGCGCTTGAAAATTTAAGAACAAAACTGTTTCCTGCTCTTATACCTTTACTTGAGGGAACTGGTGGAGTTCTTGGTGATGTTGCGATTAAGTTATCAGAAACCATAACTAAAGCCGAAAACCTAAAAAGATTAGAAAAAATTTGGAAGACAAACGATAGATTTATTACTAATTTAGGTGATGCTGCAAGTAATCTTTACGAAGTATTTTTAATTCTTCTCAACGCTGCTGAACCATTAATTGATGAGTTTGGTAAATGGTTAGTCACTCTTACAGGTGGATGGAAAGAGACACTTCTTTTAGATGAAAAAACTGGAAAACTTGCTGAAAGATTTGACATAGCAAGACTTGCTATAAAACAATTAGGAAGAATTTTTAGCAACGTATTTGATGGAATTGGAAAATTATTTGATGCTAACGTAGGGCCTGGTAGCGGCGGTCAAATATTTTTAGATTACTTTGAAAAGGCTAGCGAGAAGTTTAAGAACTTAGAGCAGATAGATGGAAAGCCTCTAAAAACGTTTTTTGCTGACGCTGCTAAAAATGGAACAGCACTATTTGACCTTATAGGTAATATTGTTGGTGGATTTATTACACTTGCTGATAATCCAGAACTTGGCGTATTTTTTGGACAACTTAGCACTGTCACAGACATTTTTCAAAGAATCGGAGAGAATCTAACCGACAGCCTACCTGCCTTTGGAAGATTCTTGATTCAGTTTTCTCTACTTATTGAAAAGTTTACCGAGGCTGGTTCTATAACTATATTCTTCAATGTGTTGAGTAAAGTTCTTGAGATACTAAATAAATTTTTTGCAAGTCCTATAGGACAAGCCCTTATCAAACTTTCATCCTTTATTCTTCCAGTTGCAGCGGCATTTGGTGCTATTCAAATAGCAGCGGGATTCTTCTTTAAGGTTGTTATTGGAAACATATCAAGAGTCGTTGGTGGCTTCAAAAGTTTAGGTGCAAAAATGGCAGCGCTGAAGGCTGGCGACCCATTTATTGGAGTGAGAAAAGGCTCCGCCCTTACTCGCGTAGAACTTCAAAAGCAGATGATTGTTGATAAACAGAAACAAGCCGCTATGAAGGGGATTTATATAAGCGGGCAGCAAGCAGCAGCAGGTATTAGGTCAGCAGGAGTTGCATCTGCAACCGCTACTCCTCTTATAAGTAAGGGTGGAGTTGCCGCTAGAGTGGCTAGTGGTGGCTTGAAGTCATTTGGAAGAGCGTTTGCTCTTATTGGCGGTCCTATTGGAATATTACTTTTGCTGCTTCCTCTTATTATTGAAAATTGGGACAAGATTGTTGCATTCTTCAAAGGTCTTCCAGCAAAGATTGGCGAGATATTTTCTAAAGTCTGGGACGCAATTACTGAAGCGTTGCCGAAGGCATGGGACAAAATCAAAGAGTGGGTAGGAAATGTCATAGGATGGCTTAAGGAAAATTGGCCTCTTATTTTGGCTGTTCTTACTGGACCATTTGGTCTTTTGGTTCTTGCTGTAGTAAAAAACTGGGACAAGATTATTGAATTTATCCAAGGAATCGGCGCTAAGTTAGCAGAAGTTGGCGCGAAGATTTGGGATTGGGTTGTAGATACTTTCAAGAAGGCAGTTGACCTTTACATTGCCTACTGGAGCACAATCTTTGACTTCATTAAGGGACTAGGTGGAAAACTACTAGAAATCGGCTCAAAGATTTGGGACTGGGTCGTAGATACATTCAAAAATGCTGTTGAACTTTATATTGCCGCTTGGGAAGCAATTTTTACTTTCATCAAAAATCTAGGCTCTAAGTTATTAGAAATTGGCGGCAAGATTTGGGACTGGATTGTTGATGTATTTACAAAAGTTGTTGATAGACAAATTGCAGGGTGGACAAGAATTTTTGATTTTGTCAAGGGAGTTCCTGCTAAGTTATTAGAATTTGGTGGAAAGATTTGGGACTGGGTCTCAACTAAACTTACAGAAGTTATTGATAAGGCAAAAGGACTATTCAACGGTCTTATTGATTGGATAAGAGGTCTTCCAGGAAGAGTTGCTACCGCGGCAAGCGGTTTGTTTAATGGAATTAGAGAAGCATTTAGAGGCGCTCTAAACTGGATTATTGGTAGGTGGAACAGCCTATCTTTCACACTTCCAAGTATTACCGCATTTGGAAAAACAGTAGGTGGTGCAACACTTAGAGTTCCTCAGATACCTACATTTGCTATGGGAGGAATTGTTCAGCCTTCAGCAAAAGGAACACTAGGTATTATTGGTGAAGCAGGTCGCCCAGAGCGTATCGAACCTCTTGACCCAGACGGACTATCTAAGCGTGATAAAGCAATGATTGACATGCTTGCTGGTCCTGGAAAAGGTATAACTGTAAACGTATATCCATCTGCTGGAATGGATGAAAGAGAATTGGCTGCGATTGTTTCTCGTCAAATTTCTTACAGCCTTCGTAAGGGAGCCGCATAATGCCACTGAACCAAGGTCAAGAAAATTACTATGCAAATACAGGCTTAACTCCACTTCCACAGCCTCATCTAACTGGAATGAAACTCCAGGAAGATATATCGCTCAACGATTTTGTCTTCAATCGTATTGATGAGTTTGGCGTTGTCTGGGTAATTACAGAGATTGCTGGGTGGTGGACCCTCCCAACTCCAGAAATACCAGACCTAAGACGCGGCTGGGGAGATGGCTCTTACGACGTAAAAGGTAGATTTAACGCCCGTGATTTGACGATAGAGGGCTCTTTCTTGTGTCCTGACCCTTCTTTAGTGGCAGCGGCTCGTAATAGACTTGTACAGGCAGCAAACCTTGTCTACTCTGGAGGATGGCTAAAAACTAATGAAAACCCAACTAAGGCATCGTATGTTCGACTTAGCGGAGAAGTCAACATCGAAACAGTTAATGCTCGCGGTAGAACTGATTTTTCCATCGGGCTTCGTGCTGCTGACCCTCTAAAGTATGAATGGAATGAGATAAACGAAGAGGGCTATAGAAGCACAGAAATCCTTTGTAAGAGTGCTTCTCCAGTAAGAACTGGAATTGGAACAATAAACAATATTGGAAACTATAAGACTCAGCCGTGGTTGACTGTTCAGGGTCCTATTGTTGGACCTGCTTTTATTGACAACACGACAAACTCGGAAACAATAACAATTAGTGGAAGTCTAAGAGCACAGACAACAAGAAACATTACTCAGCGTGGTCTAAGTGACAACGTTGCTACCATAACAACATCTGCTGCTCACGGGCTTGTTGTAGGAGATATTGTTACTATTTCTGGACTAGGTTCTCCTTATGATGGAGCAACAAAACTTGTTATTGATGTAGTAGGGACTCCATCCATATCAACTTCTTTTAGAGTTGAAGCATTTGGTGCTAATCAAGCAAATGGTGGGGTTTCTGGAACTTTATCTTATGGACCAGATGTTCTTGAGATTGACACCTACAACCGACAGGTATATCTCAACGGGCAATACTCTGGAGCACGAAGCAAACTAGACACCTACAACGAATGGGTATCTTTGGCTCCAGGAAATAATTCAATAACATTTAGTGATAGCGGCGCTCCTTCAAATTCTGCTGCAAAGTTGACGATAGAGTATCGGTCTGCTTGGTTAGCGTAGTAAAAGGACAAGAGAGACGAAATGGCGATAAACAACGAGATAACCCCAGCGGACTATCGGTATTTTTTGGTTGACATTCTTACCAACCAAACCATTGCTGAAATTCCGTTTACAAACGTATCTTATGAACGCGCTCTAAGCAAAGCAGGTTCTTTTTCTGGAACCATTCCTGTTATTGATGCCACTGTTGCTTTAGACCTATATGAGTCAACCATGCCAGGAAAAACCGCTCTATATGTTCTTCGTAATGGAGTTTGCGTCTGGGGAGGAGTTATTTGGAGCCGACAGTATTCGCCTACAAATAAACAACTTCAGATTGATGGGGCAGAGTGGATAAGTTATTTCTACCATAGGGCAGTTTGGCAAACTTTGTATTATGGAAGTGATGTTATCTACCCAACTAAATATTCAGCAGGTTTTGGCTTTGGACGTATATTTACTGGAACTCCTCATGGTTTCGAGGTAGGAGAAACAGTAAGAATTGTGGGTGTAAATCCTGCAATAAATGGAGACAAAGTAATCATAACAAAAACAGACTCTTCTTTTTCTTTTGCCAGCGATGCCACACTTCCTTTAGCAAATATAACAAGCGGTATTTGTCAAGTAGTTTTGGATTCGTATGAAACCACTAGACAAATCCTTGGATGGCTTGGTGAGGATTTTGCTGGACTTGGGTTTGAAAATGATGAGAGCACACCAGCAACGGAACTTGAATATTCAATAACCAATAAGCAATCTTCTACTATATCTGGAACTAGTCCCGTAGAGTCTCGATTCACTCTTACTACAGCAAATGTTCACGATTTTATTGCTGGTCAAGAGATTGAAATTGTAGATGTTGATAGCAACGTAAATGGCTATCGAGTGATTGAAAGTATTCCTACAGCAACATCTATAGCAGTAAGAGTCCCTGGCTCTTTTGTTATCAATACCGTCGCTGTTCCCTCCCTAAGAACATTAGATGTAGTTTCAAAACAAATAAATACTGTAGAACTTTCAGTTGTGTCTAAGCAAGTTTCATCAAATATAGCAACTCTTGTCACATCTACCGCTCACGGTCTTGCTGTAGATGACTATGTTAGCGTCTCTAAAATTGACAATAGCATCACATATTCTGCCTCTACAACAGCCTCGGCAAACTCTACATCGCTAACAGTTTCAAATACTACAAACTTAAAGCCTGGTCAGTTGGTTACTCACACCAGCGGGTTCAATCCAGGAACAAAAATTGTTTCTATCTCTGGAACAACAGTTACTATTGATAAAGCAACAACAGCGGCTTTATCAAATGCAGGAGTTTCTTATACTCAGGGTTCTACCTTAAATGGAACTTGGCAAGTAAGTGAAGTAGTATCTCCAACAAGTTTTAGGTATGTAATTGATACTTTCGATGCGGCAACTGCACCTGTAACTGGAGGACTTGCTGCCTATAAAGTAGCAACCTTAGGAACTGCAACTGCCCATGGAATCTCTGCTGGAACCACTATTGTGGTTGAAAATGTGGACTCTGATTACAACGGAGTAAAAACAGTAACAACAACTCAGTCCAACTCAGTAAGTTATAACGTATTCAACTCTCTTAATAAAGCAACAGAGGGTGTGTTTGGTGGAATTATAAAAGTAGGTGCTAGAGCAGTTGCCTCTACCTTTGGTTCTTTTTCTGGAAACTCTGATATAGGTCTAGAAGTTGATTCAAGCACAACAACTAAAGTTATCGGTAGCGGAGAGCAGCAACTCTTTAGAGGCTCTGACCTACGAATGTTTGGAGAAATTTTAGAAGAGTTTTCTAAAGATGTAAATGGCTTTGAATATAGAATTGACTGCGACTTTACTGGTGGACAGTTTTATAAAACATTCACATTTGTTCCCTTTATTGAACCACCTATTCCTATCTCTGTAACTAATAAACAACTTACATCTAACATTGCTACCCTTACCACTGCAACAGCCCATGGGTTAACTTCTGGTAGGTCAGTTACAGTATCTGGAGTTGGTGTTTCTTTTGATGGAGAAGTAGAAGTCATAGATGCTCCAACAACTACAACATTTAGATATTATTCTTATGGATTCAACAATGTTCCTTCAACGGCAGTCTCTGGCGGTTTTATTGGGCTAGTTCACCCGATTAGTGTTCTTGGTGCTGATGCTGTGGTGTTTGAGTATCCAGGAAATATTACAGATTTTAGTTTTGTAGAAAACGCAGAAAACTCTGCTACTAGAATGTGGGTCGGTGGGAACACAGATGGTGTTGATGGAAGCGCATCTAACCCATACGCTGCTGCATCAGCAACAGATTTATTGGCTCGTGGATGGCCAATTCTTGACCAAGTAGAAGAAAAAACAGATGCTCAAACTACTGCTTATGGCAAAGAGTCTTTGTATACCTACGCTAAAGATTTTCTTGATGAAGCAAGACCACCAGAGGGCTCATTTAGTCTTTCAGTGAATGGCTCTATTGACCCTCAGGTAGGAGACTATCTTCCAGGAGATTGGTGCTCGATTATTGTTGATGATGATTTTGTTAGGGCTAGATTGGCTAGTGATTTAGAGCCTAGAGCAGAAGTTATTGTCCGAAAAATTACATCTATTAAAGTTTCTGTTCCTGATACTCCAACCTTCCCAGAAAAAGTTGATTTAGAATTAATCTCTGAATATAAGGAGGATAGGAAGAATGCCAAGTAGACGCCGTTCTCGCTCTAAAAACCTTAGCAATAATCTTGCTGATGTTCAGCGCCGTTTACGCTTCCTAGAGCGTCGTCCTGTAAGAACAAAACTAGCAAATCGTGTTGTTACCCGTGCCGCGATTGCCCCAAACTCTGTATCGGCAGATGAGGCAGAGTTCGGAACATCGGTAGTTGTTCCTCCTGGTGAGGATATTGAAGATGTTAAATCTACTATTGAAAATCCTAAAGAGGGGTTTTTAGTAGTTGATGCCTCAACTGGAGAGTCTCAAATCTACTCTGAGACCCAGGAAACTTACTATGATGTTTCTGACCCAGTTGCTCAGGTTTCTGCCGACGCTGCCGCAAGTGCTGCTGCTCTGGCTGCTGCCAATGCTCAGGCTGCTCAAACAACAGCCGATGGAAAAAATAAAGTTTATCGTCAAACAAGTCAACCTACGACTGGCCCTTTTGCAGAAGGAGACCTTTGGTTTGATACAGATGATGACAACAGAATCTATCGCTACACCAGCGGGTCTTGGGGAACTGCTGTCCAACTGGGAAATAACGCTATAGCCTCTATATCAGCAAATAAACTAACTGCTGGAACTATTGATGCCAATGTGATTACTGTTTCAAATATCAATGCTGGAAATATTACTGCTGGAAATATTGCATCAGCAAGACTAACAACGACACAACTAAACGCAACAAATATTACTGCTGGAACATTAAGCGGTATTACTATCCAAACATCAGGTGCTGGCAACCGAATTGCTATGACTAACACCGATGAACTTCAATTTTTTAATGAAGCAGGGTCAAGAATAGGAACTGTAGGGCCATTTGATTTTGGAAGTGGTAATCAAGGTCTTATGCTTTTTGGTGGTTCAGATGCGTTTAACTCTCCTATTGTTCATGCATACAATGATGGGTTAAATAAAAGTATCTACCTGTCAGGAAGTGGTCTTGTAGGCTCTCCATCAATATCACTAAGCGATAATACTTCAGACGAAGGTAGAATATTTATAGTTGCAGGAGGCTCTACTTCTAGTGTTGGTTCTATACAAATGATTGCTGGTCCCGAAGGTATAGATATTGGCGCTTGGACTTCTGGAGGAGGAGGAAAAGACAGTATATTAATAGGAACAGATTATACTGATTCTGGCTCTATTAGTCTACTGGCGGATAGAATCAATCTGGCTGGAATAGTAAAGTTTTTTAGCAATGTTGAGCAAGGAAGCGGTGCTCCAGCAAATTATACAGGACAAGAGGCGTCATTTAACATAGGCGCAGTAATTTTTAGATACACTTAAGATTAATAACGATAAATACAAAAGGACTGATTGACAATGCCTACATACCACTGGGATGGTAGTTCTTGGAGAACTATAAACTCCATTTGGACCTGGGATGGTAGTAGTTGGCGTAATGTTAATAGTGCATGGACTTGGGTTGGAAGTAGTTGGTCTCAAGTATTTAGTAGCGGAACATTTGCTCCAATTCTTAGACTTCCTGGGCAAACAACTCCTGCTACTGCACGAAGCGTTGGTCTTGCAATTGAATTATTTAGAGGGTCCACTGCTGCTGGAAGTTATGCGTATCAATTCCAATTTGCTATAGGAACTACATCAAGTTGGACAAATGAAACTATTACAGGAAACTCTGTAACACTAACTGGGGCTACAACAACAGCATCCTTTACAACAGATTCTTCGTATTTATCATCATTAGAAGCAATTGCTTATTCTGGAAATAACATTGGAATTTTAGATGATGTAGATACTTATAGACTTCAAGTATCAAAACAAGCATATATAAGAGCAAGAGTAATCAAATCTGGTGAAACTCAGTTTTCAAACATCGTAAGAATTCAAAAGCGTCAAGCAATAAACTCTGGAACCCTCCTACGTCTTAGGAGAGCATCTAGTGGAATTGTTTATACATTAACTGGAAATCCCGCAACAGATAGACAACCATTTGTTGGCGATACTATTTTTTGGGAGCCAAGTTTTCAAAACACCACTACACTCACAAACGATACAAGACCAGATTATTACTGGTTTAGTTTTGACTCAAATAGTGGACCAAATCTTAGAAACTCTATTCTTAGCGACCCGGCAAATCCAAGAAACCCTGTAAACAGTCGTTCATATACAGTTCAAAATTCTGACCTTAATGGACCAATTGTTTGTAATTTACGAGCAATAAATACAAATGGTGCTGGAACTGGCGATATAACTATTGCTACACGAGACGTTTCGGATGGAAGTCTTACTGCTCCAACAAACCTTATTCTTCAATATTCTGGTCTAAATCTAATTGGAACTTGGGACCCTGCTGGTGGAGGAAATGACACAACAATTACCTACACTTGGTTCCTTGAGCGTAGTACTGGTGGTGCTTATACTCAGGTTGCTTCTGGAAATACAACTACTCAGACATTTTCAAGTTCGCAGACAATCGCTGGTAATTATAGGTTCTATGTAACGGCTGCTCAGACTGGAAACCCTAACGTAACTTCTGGATTCTCAAATGTCTTTGAACTCAAAGCACCAGCAGCCTTCAACGTAACAATTCAAAATGTTACAAACACAGAAACTTATAGACCTTCGCTATTTACTGTTAGTGCTCCTACTTTAAGTTCTACTGTAATCAACCGTTGGGACTGGAACTGGACAACATCAACTATTACTGGTCCAGCATATGCAAAAGTTGGGTCTTTCAACGTAACATCTATGAATAACTGGACAAGCACACTAACTAGACCTAGCGGAGGAACATCCACCACTACAGTTTCAAGTCCAACAGATTTTTGGATTATTACAAGCAGCGGAAACCATACAGAGACTGTTACTGCAAATAACAATAGAAAAAACTATGTAAGAATCTCGTGGACAAAACCAGCATCAACAAGTGCTGTAAGTTATAGAATCAATATAAATGCTTATTCGGCTGCAACTGGTGGAAGTGTTGATTGGACCAGAGTTATCAATGTTGAAGATGTAAATTTTGTTGATATTGAGCACGACTATGCTGCCAATGGTGCATGGTCAAATGGTCAAACAGTATTTGTATCATCAGTAATTGCATATAATGGACCAGGGCAAACTGGAGTATCAACAGTTGGAACCACTCCTCCATTCAATGAATTTGGTGCTGATGGCACAACAACCTGGAGTGCGTGTAATGTCATTGGAACAAGACAAGCATCAAAAACAGATAACTTAACGTTAGAAAGTCCTACAGCAAGTTTTATATACATTACTGGAACATTTGAACCATCAGGTGTTCTTTCTGTTACTGGAACTAGACCATCAACAGGAACTACAGGGTGGAGTCCTTTATTTAGCAGTGCAGGGTGGACCCACACATATCAGTGGTATAGAAGTGGAAGCGTAAATTTTGGAACTATATCTGGAGCAACATCTCCAACTCTTACTATACCAAGTAACTCTTCGTATATTGGAGATGTGATTGATGTAGAAGTTGCATCAACATATAAAGGTCAAAGTTTCGGGTCAAGATTTGACTCAACAAATGATGCTGATGGAACTGTATTTCCTGGAGCACCAGTTTCATTTACTGTCAATGATAATGGAAATAGAACATTTTCTGTTACCAACGTATCTGCTACTGGAGCAACTCACTACTTTGGAAGTTATAGTGGGACTTTTGGTAGTGGAACTATTGGAGAAACAGCCATTGGTGGAACATGGAGTAGTCCTCAAGGTTTTGCTGGTTCAGTTACTGTAACTTTATTTGCTAGAACATATAAGACGATTATTTACCCAACAAATCAGGGAAGTGTAGCCTTTAACTCTAAGACATCAGCAGTTGTTCAACAAACAATAAGCCCATCACCACAAGACACGGGCTCAAGAAGGTTTTTACTAACCGCTCCTTCCGTTGGTGCTGGAAGCACTTTATTTATTTCAACTAATGGTTATTTTGGAAATGCCACTATGCCAACAAATAATTACCTAACTGGCACCCTACCTTCACCTGGAGCATTTCTTAACATTGCAGCACAAGATTTAGTAATGGTTTCTTGTTTTACAAGAGTTGACAGTGGTGGAACTTGGATTCGTTATAGAGGTTACAGATTTAACACCCCTGGTGGCCCTTTCTTAGAGTATCAAGCATATTTAACATTTGGTGGAAGTGTTTATGTTCTTTTTATAGAAAACGGTTTAACTGATTATCGGGCAAACCTTGCATATTTTATTAGCGGAACTCAGCAGAGCACCTGGGCCAGTTCTTCGTCAGACCAAAGTAATTTTACAATAAACCAAGGAACTTCTGGCTGGACTTCAAGAAGCGTAACCACTGGAACTAACGATGATGGTATTGTTTCTTTTACAGTTATAGCACCTGCAAGACAACACCAAGCAAGCGCCGTAACAAGAACTGCTGGAGGCTTTACCTTTAACGTCACAAACGTTGCAGATGGTACCTTTGAGTCTGCGGCAACTTATACTGTAACAATAAACCGCCCATCGCCAGCAGCAGTATCCATAAATGCATCTACTGGATTAGTTACTGTTACTGGACTAACTTCCAGTCAATTTGCTGACGTAACAGTTATTAAAACAAGATTTGGTTTTGAAAATGCTACCAACGTTGTTGTTCAAGGACAGGCTTTGGCCGGCTCTCCTCCATCTCAGGTGGTAGCGCCATCTATCTCTGCTACTGGAACAGCAGATGGTTCTGGGATTGTTAGAAGAATTCAATCTGGTGGTTCAGTTTCTGGTAGTGCTGGAACTTACAATAATCAGCAAAGTATTTCTTCTGGACTGCTTACCATATTAAGCAACTCATATACGGGAGCCGATAGCAACTGGACTGGCGCAGGGGTTTTTGGAACAACTGTTTCAGTCGGCGACACTGCTGCTTCTAGTTCAGCAAATATGTATAGATGGAGAGATAGGGTAACTGGGACAGACGGCTCTACTGTTGATTTTTACAGTCCAGTTATTTTTAGGGCGGTATATGCCCCACCTCCAGGAGTAAGTTTTAGTAGCGCTACTCAGAATAGTATTACTCTAAATTACACTGGATACGCTGCTCAAAGAATTTACAGATTTAGAGATGGTTCTCAGATTGATTTTATTACTCCTCCTGCTTCTGGTCCAGCAGTAACTACCTTTAGCGGTCTTGCAGCAGGAACTCCTTATACTCTTCTTTTGTTTGGTGGAAATAATGAAGGGTTTTTATCTGTAAATGGTTCTGGTGGCACATTCTCTACTCAGGGGAATAACCTATCCGCTCCATTTATTACTAGTGTAAGCCAATCATCACCAAACGGCTCTTTGTCAGTTTCTTTTGCTGGTGGTTCTGGTCCGTTCTATCAAATATGGTGGCAAAGTGGAGCGGACTTCTCTGGCGTAACGGGGTTTGATGCATCTGGCTCAAGTTCTCCAGTCACTGACGCTAGTGGTCCTGGAGCAGGAACCTGGAACGTTGCAGTTCGCTCTGTAAGCAGCCCGTCAAATACTGGAAGCGGCCCTTCTTCAACTATTAGTGCTTGGAGTGCTCCTCAATCATTTACTGTGTCTGCTGGTACTCCAGCGCCAGTTCTTGTTAGTATAACTGGAAACAACTCTCTTCAATATGGAGGAACTTTCTCTTGGTCCTTTACAAACTCTCCGACTTCGTATTCTGTTTTTTGCTCGGGACCTAATGGAACTGTGTTTACTACAAGCAACCAGTATACTTATTTTGGAACATCATTTAGACCTGGGTATGATGGAAATATAGTTCCTCCACCATTTCCTAGTGGAACTTATTCAATTTTTGTCTCGGCTAGAAACGGAGGGGGAGACAGCGCGGTTGCAAGTACATCCACGTTTATGAGTTAATGCTATGAACTATACATATACAGAAATAACAAAAGAAGATAAGTTGTCTGTTGTAGACAACGTAATAACTTTTTATCTGGAACAAAGACAAATATTACTTGATAGAATGGAAGAAATTCAATCATATAATAGACCAGATAAAATTACTATGACCCAGGACCTAATAGAGGACTACACTAAAATCATAGAAACACTAAACTCACATAGAGACGCGATTTAGAGCGTGTTTCCTGTGGCTTTCTGCGATGGTGCTATTATTATAGTCCGACAACCGACATAAGGAGAAAACGATGGCTAACATAGAATACGAATACCTCAACGATGCTGATAAAAACAACATTGTTATCAATCACATCCGTAGTGTTGAATATAACCTATACAACCTTGAGATTCAAAAAGTTGTTGCTAACTCAGCAACAACAAAAGACCAGCAACTTTTGACACAACTAGACCAAGAAATTTCTGATGGTCAGACAAGAATTGCAGAGTTGAAAGCACTCTTGATTGCTGAATAACTACAATGACTGAGTCTAATGAAAAAGATTTAGTTATTGCCGCTCTAAGGCAGAGAATTGGAGAATTGGTCTCTGCCTATGAAACAGAGATTGCTGTTATTAGGGCTGCCTATACTAAATTAAAAGAAGAATCTGACCACTTATCTAAGGTCCTTGCTGACCAGACTCTAGTTACGTCAGATGAAAAAACAGAAAATAACCCGTTTCAACCTGTGACAAAATTTAACCCTGCTGACGCTAAGAAGAAAGACTAAAATGTTTGAGGTAAAAGACGGCTCTAGAACCTTGCAGTTCAAAGGACGTTTGCTTGCCGACTCTTCTTCTTGGCGCAGGGGGTCAACTCGATGGATTGAGTTTGCCCTTTATAGAACTGAAAACGGTTCTTATGTTTTGTCACGAATTGGTGTTTCTTTAGTTTTTCATGGTGCTGCTTGTCCCCTAATAACTAGATATGGTTTAGTAGAGGCAAGTCCTGAAGAGTTAGAGCGAGATGCTATTCCGTGTGAAGAGTGTAATCCGACAAAAGATATTCCGTTTGTTTTTCCAGAAAAATATCGTTATTGGGCACAGGTAAGCGAAGACCCTAAGCCTGTTCTTGATGCTTTATATAAGTATGACCAAAACGGTGCTCGCTATCTAACTAATGTAGCACAGAGGCTTCTTGAAGAGGCAGCAGAAAATGATGAAAGAGTAGATAGTATTTACAGAATAGAGATGATTCCGTAGTATTACAACAACCGCTAGTAAGAAGGACAAATGACGCAAGGATTAGAAGGAATAGAAGTAACGCTAGTAGATAGCGCAGAAAAAGCCTCGGACTTTATCCACTGGCTAGGTGAACGTCGTCCATACAACGCTATTGCAATTGACACTGAGACTGGTGAAAGACCAGGAAGACCAAGAAGCGATGCGTTATCTCCATGGCATGGAGACTTGCGACTTGTTCAAGTTGGTGACTCACAAAAAGGTTGGGCTATTCCTTGGAATGAATGGTCTGGTTTATTTTACGAAGCAATGGATAAGTTTGATGGACCACTTGTTTGTCACAACATTGCTTTTGAGGCAAGATGGTTTGCAATTAAATCTCGCTGGGAAATCCCATGGCATCGTGCACACGACACAATGATTATGGCTCACCTCATTGACCCTCTTGGTCCTGGCGGTCTAAAACCTCTTTCTGAAAATCTTATTGACCCTCGTGGAGCATATCTACAACAAAAATTAGATGAAGGTCTTGTTGAGAATGGTTGGACTTGGGGAACTGTTCCAATCAACTTTGAGCCTTACTGGGCATACGGTGCTCTTGACCCAATTCTTACTATGCGTTTGTGGGAAAAGTTTTATGAAAAATGTGGCCCTGGTAAGCCATACCACAAAGCATATGAACTTGAAATGGCTACTCGCAAAATTGTTACACGCATGGAAATCAATGGCGCTCGTGTTGACCTTGACTACTCTAGGAAGAAGTATCAAGAACTTATTGACTACACAAGCAGCGTAAAAGAGTGGGGAGCAAATACCTACTCTGGAACAAGTCTTACAAGCAACATTCAACTTGTTCGTCTTTTTGAGAAACTAGGTGGGGAGATTACAGAACTCACTCCTAGTGGACAAAAGGCATGCACGAAGGACCAACTAAAACTTCTTATACGAGATGGCAACTCTGAAGTAAAAAATCTTGCAGAGACTGTTGTTCAACTTCGTAAAGCAGAAAAACTAGCCAACACTTATTTTTTGAACTTCATTGATAAAAATATTGATGGGGTTCTTCATCCATCCGTCAAGACGCTCGGCGCACGGACATCGCGTATGTCTATTACTGACCCAGCGCTACAGACTCTCCCTAAAGGAGACGAGACTGTGCGCCGAGCATTTATTCCTAAAGATGAAAACCATGTCATCATCACTTCTGACCTCGACCAAGTTGAGTTCCGTATGTTCGCATCTTTATCTCGGGACCCTAACCTGATACGACTATTCAATCGTGCTGACCAAATTGGTTCTGACCCGTTCACAGAGATTGGCCGTGAGGTGTATCAAGAACCAGAGATGCAGAAGTCTGACAAGCGTAGAACTCTTATCAAGGGAATGGTTTATGGCCGTCTCTATGGTGCTGGTGTCGCAAAGCAAGCAATCACGGCGGGAGTTGCTGAAGAACAAATGCGTGCTGTTTCAGATGCTTTTGATATTCGCTATCCAGGAATGATTCGTTTTCAAAAAGAGATTGAACACGTTGGAATGATGCGAGAGCGAGATACTGGTCAAGGGTTTGTTCACACTTGGACTGGTCGTAGAATTCCATGCGACCAAGGTCGTGTCTACACTTTGGTTAATTATTTGATTCAAGGTGGAGCCGCTGAGGTTTTCAAAAGTAATCTTGTAAAACTAGACCAAGCAGATTTGACTGAACTTCTTATCGTTCCTGTTCACGATGAAATTGTGTTACAGGCTCCACGAGAAGATGCTGAAGAAATAAAAAGAATTGTTCAGCAATGTATGACTACAAATGATGGATGGGATGTTCCATTGACAGCAGATGTTGATGGCCCACTAGAGACTTGGGGAGACAAATACTAAAATGATTGGTGTATTAGCCGTTGACCCTGGTCAGACTACTGGAGTTGTTTTTCTCCAGTGGGACCAAAACCAAGAACAACTACCGACAAAAGTCGTATCTAGCGAACCAGACCAAAAGTCTTTTGCTTCAGTAATTGAACCAATCTTGGCAAATAAGCACACATATGATAGTTTTTATGTAGTATGTGAAAGATTTATAATAAATGCGCAAACTGTTAGAAACTCTCAGGCGCCCTACAGCCTTGAGCAAATAGGCGTTCTCAAGCACCTATGCAGAGTAAGTGGCTACAACCCTGACGAAATCTCCTTTCAGGCCCCTGTAGATGCCAAAAATATGTTTCCAAACCCAGCCTTGAAGAAGATAGGGGTCTGGCATGTTGGAGGTGGAGGGCACGCTTTAGATGCTGCCCGACACGCTCTATTGAAAATGACCAGAGTTGGTTGGAAACCAAAAATCCTGCTAGACTAACAAATAGAAGAAAAAATATTTCAAGCCGCAATAAAAAATTTTTTTTCTTAGTGACGAAAGGAACCACTAGTGCCAATTTCAGTGGATATAGACGCCTCGGGCGAACACATAGTAATAAGTGCTGACTGGAGGCTAAAAGAACTCTGTAAGAGCCTTCCAGGGGCTTCCTGGAACGTTTCTGAGGGGGTCTGGAGAGTTCCGCTAAGTTGGACAACTTGTTTAGCCCTAAGGTCCACATTCAAAGACCAACTAGAAATTCAACCTAAACTTGCTGAGTGGGCTACAGACCACCTCAACACAAGAATCAATCCTGCGCTGGCTCTACGAGAGTTAGATACCTATGAAGGTGACGAAGCCCTATTTCCTCACCAGAGGGCTGGTGTAGCCTTCCTAAGCACCGCTAAGAGGGCTTTGTTAGCCGATGAGCCAGGTTTAGGTAAGACTGCTCAGGCAATCAGGGCGCTCAAAGCGCTTCACGATAAGGGCGAAGATGTTTTTCCTATTCTTGTTGTTTGCCCTAACACTCTAAAAAAGAACTGGGCTAGAGAGTTCCAACGATGGTGGCCTGATTCTGTAGTCACTCAAATAATCAAAGGCTCTGCTGTACAACGCAAAAAACAATTTGAAGAGCCAGCACAAGTATTTATTATCAACTGGGAGTCATTACGCTCCCACTCACGGCTAGTTTCTTACGGCTCTATTGCCTTAACTAGATGTAAGGCTTGTGGTGGGCAAGATGAAAAAGTTAGCGAAAGCCGCTGCGAAGTTCACCTGAGGGAACTCAACAACATAGATTTCAAGGCTGTCATTGCTGATGAAATTCACCGCTCTAAAGACCCTAAGAGTAAGCAAAGTAGAGCGCTCTGGTCTGCTAGTGGAAATGCTGAAATTCGTTTTGCACTAACTGGAACACCCATTGCTAACAATGTTGTTGACCTCTGGGCAATTCTTCACTGGTTATCTCCAAAAGACTGGCCTTCAAAAACTAAATGGATTGACCGCATGATTGATGTAATGCTCAATGCGTTTGGTGGAATGATGGTTCTCGGTGTCAAACCAACGATGACAGACGAGTTTTATAAGAGTGTAAATCCATACATGCGCCGTATGCTCAAGAAGGTAGTTCTTCCTCACCTTCCACCGGTAATGACAGAGCGTAGAGATGTTGAGATGTCTACAAAGCAAGCAAAGGCATATGCGCAAATGCGTGACACCATGATTGCCGAACTTTCTTCTGGAGACATTCTTTCTGCTCCAAGTATTCTTACTCAGACAATCCGTCTTCTACAGTTTGCGAGCGCAAGTGCAACATTAGAAGTAGACGAGAATACGGGTGAAACAAAGGCTATCTTAGACATGCCTTCTTGTAAGGTAGAAGCCTTGATGGATGATATTGAAAACGGAGACTTTGGTGACGATTCTGTTGCTGTTAGTGCTGTCTCCAAACAACTTATCAACCTGCTTAGCGCTGAACTTACCAAAAAGAAAATACCACACGGGCTAATCACTGGCGACCAAGACGAAGATGAGCGTCAAAAAGCCATTGATGATTTTCAGGCTGGAATTACTAAGTGGATTCTTTTTACAGCACAGGCTGGTGGCGTAGGAATTACCTTGACTACAGCCCGTCGTCTAGTTATGCTTCAGCGTCCTTGGTCATTAGTTGATTACAAACAAGTATTAGACCGAGTTCACCGCATTGGAAGCGAGATTCACGATTCAATTGTTATCACCGATTATGTTACAGAAGGAACTATTGAGGAGCGTGTCATCCACGTTCTTGAAACAAAGGCTGATAACTTTGAGCAGATTGTTCGTGATAAGGACCAACTATTGCGACTACTACAAGACGACAAGAGCGGAAGACTATGACAGAAAATAATAAAGTAGTTCGTATCTCTAACTCAGAGATACAAACTTTCAAGGATTGCCGCAGACGTTGGTGGCTTACCTACTACCGTGGGTTACAACCAAAGTTTCAAGAATTTACAGGTGCGCTTGCTTTTGGTAGTCGTATTCACGCCGCACTAGACACTCACTACTCACAGAATGTTCCTCTACTTCAAGCACACGCTGAGTTAGTAGATGCTGACAAAAAAATTCTATTAGAAAACTTTGAAGATACCTCAAACCTAGAATCAGAGGCAGAGATGGGTCGCATCATGCTTGAGGGTTATGAGCAGTGGGTATCTGAAGAAGGAATTGATGCCGAACTAGAAATGGTATCTACTGAAGAAAAAATTGTTGTCCCAATGTTTAATGGGGAAGTAGAACTTCAAGGCAAGATTGATATGCGTGTAAGGCGCAAGGCTGATGGAGTAAAACTTTTCCGTGACTTCAAAACTGTAGGAGGTTCTCTAGACGAGTTTGCTGGAACAGCAAACATGAACGAGCAAATCCTTACATATATGATTTTAGAAAAACTAAAAGAGGGTGAGCAAGAACAGCGCACCGAAGGTGGAATTTTTACAATGCTAAAAAAGGTAAAGAGGACAGCAGCATCAAAGCCTCCTTACTACAAGCAAATTGAAGTTCGCCACAACACATTTGCGCTAAGAAATTTCTGGCTGCGAATTCACGGAGTTCTTTCAGACATGATGAGAACAAGAACTGCTCTTGATGCTGGAGAGCCACACCACTTCGTTGCGTATCCACGACCTACAACTCGTGACTGTAAATGGAAGTGCCAATTTTTCGCTATTTGTCCTATGTTCGATAACGGTGAAGCCGTTGAAGAGGTAATTAGCGATTTGTATAAGGAAGCAGACCCTTATGCATACTATGAAACAGAGAAAAAAGGAAGCGAGTGACATGAGCCAAATTCAACGGTCTCTTACAGTCATGGTGTATGGGGAAAGTAAAGTTGGTAAATCCAGTTTTGCTGTCACAGCACCATATCCTCGCCTAATGCTCGACGTTGAGGGTGGACATAGATTCCTACCTATCATTGTCAAGTATTGGGACCCATTGCGTGAGGAACCGCCATTGGCGGATGGAACTTGGGATACTTGCGTAGTCACAGTTCGTGATTACGACACTGTTCTCAAAACATATCAGTGGTTGCAGTTAGGTAAGCACCACTTCAAGAGTCTCATTATTGACTCTGTATCAGAACTCCAAGTTAAATGCTTGGAAAACATTGCTGGTGTCAATCAAATGACACAGCAGCAGTGGGGAGAATTGTTGCGTCACATGGGTGCGCTATTGCGCGACCTACGCGACTTAACAATGCATGCTACAAATCCGTTAGAGGCAGTGGTTCTTACTGCTATGGCTAAGCAGGACCGTGACGGAAGATACCGTCCTTACCTACAAGGCCAGTTAGCAATCCAAGCACCATACTTCTACGACATTCTGGGCGCTCTCACCGTTGAGGAGAGAATGAATCCAGACCCAACCCAGCCAAACCTTAAGACTCGACGCATGTATGTGGAGAGAACTAACAACTATGAGGCTGGAGAACGAGTTCAAGGACGACTAGGCAAAGTCATTGAGCAAGAAACCCTTCACTTGGAAAAGATGCTTGACCAAGTGTTTGGACCAAGACAAACTACTGAAACGAAAGCGAGCGAATAGTGTCAACACTCAATTGGGGAGACCTAATCAAAGATGCTGGTGAAATCAGCAGCAGTTACGAGCCACTACCAGATGGCGAATATGACCTAACTGTTATTGAAGCAACAGCAAAAGTCACAGCAACTGGAAAGACAATGTTCTCCATCAAGACTCAGGTTGAAGGCGGAGCCTACAACAAGCGTTTTGTTTGGGATAACCTGACTGTATCTCCAGAAAACAAGAATGCTCTTTCAATCTTCTTTGGAAAGATGCACGCTATGGGAATCACCCAGCAGTTCTTCACAACAGTTCCTGCTCCAACTAATGCGCAGATTGAAAGTGTATTGGTTGGTCGTAAGTTCCGTGGAACTGTCGGTAGCCGTGTTTATAACGGCAACAAGCGCAATGAAATTCGTCGTTACGCTGCCTTAGCAGCAGCAGCGGCGTCTTCAGCCCCAGCGGCACCTGCTGCCGCAGCGCCAGCACCTGCACCTGCACCAGCACCTGCTCCACAGCCGGTTGCTTCAGCCCCAGCGGCACCGTTCTAATCTAAATTAGAGATAGTTGAGGTTGCCGCTCGCAAGGGCGGCAACCAAATACTAAATAAGGAGAGACATGTCAGAGATAAATATGGATTGGGTAAAAGAACAACTTACCCAAAATAAAACAAGAAAGATGACTGGGGACGCTGTCCTTGAGTTACTTGATGCTTGGAAGAATGTCAAAAAACCTCCCAAGACCGATATTTCAAAAGAAGTAGTTGAACTATTTTCTAAGTTGGCTTTAGGTCACGCTTTAGTTAAAGAAGATAAGAATGAAAATTGGATTCCTGCCCAGCCTGGAGCAATTAAGGTAACTGATGTAGTTAGGGTAAAGTTCGACGCTTTTGATGAAGGAAGTGGAAGATATTTTCTAAATGGACGTCGTGGAAAAGTTGTTGGTGTTCGTTATGGAGATATTGTTATAAAGAGTGATGATGGGAAAACTCCTCCTCTAGATGGTGTCCACTTCAGACCAGAAAACTTGGAAAAGTTGGTATGAACACAACAACTATGAAGTTTTCCGTAATGGGTGAAAACCACAAGGAAATAGTTTCAAAGACTGAAAAAGAACTTTCAAAATATCTTGACACAGAAGAAGATATTAGTAAAAAAGTAAATTATGAAATTATTATTGAAAAAGATATTGACGAGCAGAGGTCTTCCCTCTACACTGCTCAGGTAATAGCGAAGGTGAGAAATGGATACTAACGAAACACCGCAAACGCAAGAAACCCCTATTCGTGTTGAAGCCTTACGGGAAGCAGCAAAAATTATTTCTGGCGATAGAAATAAACAATACGGTGCTCCTGAAGATAACTTTGAAAGAACAGCACAGATTTGGTCTGTAATCCTTGGAGTCCCGATTAGCAATGAAGATGTAGCCATGATGATGGTAGGACTTAAGGTTGCTCGTTACGCATCAAAGTCTGGCTATCAACCAGATACATGGGTTGATATTGCTGGCTATGCTGGATGCGGTTATGAAGTTGGTTATCTGGAGAATCAAAAAACCCAACAATAACTAAGTGTTTAGGAAGAGGAAGATATGGCTAATGAGCCATGGAGTTTTGCAAATCCACTATGTTCGCAAATTGGTGTAGAAACATTTTTTGAAGATTCTGAAAAAGTAAATAACAAAGAGACATCAAGAGAAGACTATAAATCGGCAATAAAGGTATGCTCTTTATGTGAGCACGTCTCAGAGTGCGCTGAGTGGGCAATAAAGCACGAATTGTTTGGTATTTGGGGAGGAACTACACCCCAGCAAAGAAGAGTCATAAGGCGCCAAAGAAACATAATTATTGATGGCGAATTAAAGACTCTAGGATAAGTATTAGGACTAAAATTGTGCTATGGCAACAGAACATGTATTGAAGCCACTAGCCCTTTGTGAGCAGTGCTGGCTTGAGAACCATACAAACTGGGAACCCCAGAGTATGGACGAAGGCGGCAACATCACAATGAAGTTAGTGGGTGTTGACACACCAGAACACATAACTTTAGGATGTGTTGATGTTTGCTGCATGTGCGGTCAAATAACTATTGCGGGTATTTATGAAATGCTAGACCCAACGAAGGTGTATTTTGTTGGGGAAGACAGCGATTCATTTAACAGATTTGAGTTTGATTTTAGTATACTTGACGAAGAATAAGTAGTTAGGTAGAAAAAGTGAAAGACAAAAGACCAGGGGAAAGCCTTTGGATGGAGTGGGATGGCCACGAATATAATCCCATCAAAGAAGACTCCACAATCTATTATACTTTTGAATCAGTAGATACTACTAACGAAATAGTTCGTAGGGCTCTTGCATCAGCACTTCAACGTGATGGTGTGGCTTTTTCTTTAGGTCATGGCTTTAAGTTGTTAGAAGATTCCGTAGTTGAATACACGCACTGCGGTCTTCTTGAAGGCGAACATCTCTATATTGTTTGTAGTCCAGATGGCGAGACTCGTTATGGTGATTTTGTCACAGAACCATTAGAAATTACTTTGATAGAAATATAGATTGATAGGCGTGTTGAAACATACTTTTATACTTGAATAGTGTAGATTAACACATGTGTGGAAACCAGCGGACAGCCTAAATTGGCAATCAGAAGCACTATGTGCTAAACCAGCAAATCGTGAAACAATAGACTGGTTTTTCTCTTCAGAGTTTGAACAAAAATATGCGGCAAAGAATCTTTGCTTTCAGTGTCCTGTTCGCAAAACCTGCTTACAGTGGGCTTTAGAACACCGTCAAATATGGGGTGTATGGGGCGGTAGAGATGAAGTAGATATTCGTAGAGCGCTATCAGTTTCGTATCTAGGAGAAGAAACACGCAGACGTCGTTATCCAAACTGCCCTTACTGCACAGCCAGACCAAACAAACTTGAAACAGCAATAGTTCAACTTGATAGTTCTGGTCGTTGGAATACAGCAAAAGTTGTTACATGTTTGGAATGTGGTTTTGCTTGGAAGAGTAGAACAAGTGCTAATGCTGTAGAAGCCTACAAAGTTGACCGTGCTGAACGCATGGAGCGTCAGCGTAGGGACAGAGAAAAGCAAAAGAAGGCTAAAGAAAAAGAAAAAGCAAAACTTAGAAAAAACTCTAAGCGTTCTTCATTACCCAAACCTGCCAATTGATTTCAATAACAGAAATATTTTTCTTGTGAAAAAGAAGAAAAGCATCTATTCCTGGTTTAGGGTCTTTCATTATGTCGCCTGTTCCTGATGACCATGTGTAGTCATCGAAGGCTAGTATTCCTCCTGGTTTTAGAACCTTAAAAGCGTTTAGTCCATCTTTAAGAGTTGCCATAGCGGTATGGTCTCCGTCAACATAGATAAAATCAAAAACTCTATGATTTTCTAGAAAAAAATTATCGCTAGTATTTTTTACTTTTACTAAACGTCCATCTTCCCTAAGTTGTTCTGTTCTAGAGTCATACAGTTCCTCGACTTCGTTCCAATCCATCTTTTTATGGACTTCTTCATCAGAACCACCCCAAGTATCAACATCTGTTATAGTTGATTGGGTATTAGTAAGAATGTTGTTGAAAAGCCACATTGTGGCATCTCCAGTATAAGTGCCAATTTGTAGACAATTAATTTCTTTATCTTTGAACAGGTTTAGATGCTTAGAGAAGTTACCTTCTGCTACCTGAGCAAACCAATTAGGGTATTTATCTGGATTCATTTAGTTTATCCTCACTAAATTTTAGATTTGCAGTTAGTCGCTCTTTTTCTTCTTCTGGACCTAACTCAAGAGCGTTTTTGGCATGAAAGACTGCTTCTTCATATTTTCCTAGTTGATAGCAAGCAATAGAAGCCATATCGTGCGGAGTGTATCCCCAGGCTTCGGCTTCATTTAGATAAGCCATATCTCTTTCTTTTATTGCTAATGCTCTATTAGCAGCGTCATAGCAATCTTGCCAACGACTTTGACGGTAGTAGAGTTTTGCTAAATCAACAGATGCTTCTCTTCTTCTTGGGTCTTCTTCGTGTGCCAAGGTAAGCCAAATTTCTGCTTCTGACACATGTAACTTAGATAAATACCTGTAAGAGGCAGCCCTCTCTGCTTTCCATGTTGCTGTAGGAAGAGATAAGTGTCGTCTAAATTCTTGCGAAGCCTCAGCAAACTTACTATAAAAGAAAAGTTCTCTGGCATAGTAGAAAGCATTTCTATCATCGCTTGGGTCTTCTTCAGTGGATTGCTTGAGAAGAGGAAGATATTGAGAGCGAGATTTTGAATTATCAGCATGATGTTCCATTACTGCTTCAGTCCAGTATGGAACTTCCACCATGCGGTCTGGGGTAAGCACTTCATGGACTGGGTGTTTCCATCTATACCCATGTCTTTTATGGATTTTATCTCCACCAAAGGTAAGACCTGGAGTTCCATCAGAGTTCCAATTCCAAATATATTTGTATCGTGGTCTAGTTGCTCCAGCATCAAATGCTTTTTGTAGTTCAGCACGCCACCCTGGAAGCATAATTTCATCCATATCTAGCGGTATGCAGTAGTCCATATCAGCAGGTACTAACGCAAGGGATGCATTTCTTCCAGTATCAAATCTCCAAGGCTTTACGCATATCTCAGCGGTGTGTATGCCTAGTGATTTTGCTACCTCAACTGTTTTATCGGTTGAGCCTGTATCAACGATTAAAAGATAGTCTGCTTCGTCTTTAACTGAGTTATACCAACGCTCGACAAACTGCTCTTCATTTAGGGCTATTGTGTATACGCATACTTTCATGTTGCCATCCTACCCTAATAAATAAAAAACCCCCGCTTTGACACGGGGGCTTTTTACTAGAACTAACTAGGCAACGTTAGCAAAACGAAGTGCTCCATAGATGGTTGCTCCACCATCACGGCTGTAAAACTCTACTACGCTTTTTGCTGTTCCTGATGCAAAAGATGGGGCAGAACCGCCATCCCATGTGACACCAGTAAATGTTACAGTGTTTGAGCCACGTCCAGCAATCTCTACCCACCAAGTATTCGCAGAGTTGTCTGGAACATTTGAGAATGTGATTGTTGAACTGCCAGTTTGACCAGATAACACTGTTACTGGGAAGTCAATAATGCTGATAGTAAGAGCACCACTGGCATTTGCTCCAGATAGAGTTCTTACTCTAGCAGTCACTCCCTGAGTGATGTAAGCGTCCTGAGATGCTGTAAGCACCTGAGGCGACATTGTGATTGGCATTATTACTCCTCTTCTGATGTTTCTTCTGTAGAAGATTTCTTCTTAGAAGAAGACTTTGCTGGTGCTGCTGGTGTCTCTGGTGTAAAGACCAACTCATCACCAGTTAGTAAACCTTTTAGACTATCTGAAACAGCAACTGAGAACTTCTTAGTAAGTCGGTCATAAGACGAACCTACAGAAGGAGCAGAAACCATATCAGTGATGTCAATAGCGGTTAGAGCAAGTGCGGCTGGACCAATTTGTGAAGCGTCTTCAGCGACAACAACATTGACAACCTTTCCTCCACCTACAAGAGCAAACTTTTTCATAGTGTTATGTTCTCCTATTCTCTATTACGCTGTGAACTTCTCGGCATAACGGATAATAACAGCCCCATCAGCACCATTTCCACCGTTAGTGACGTGTGGGTAGTACTGAAGTGTTGCGAAGTCAATATCAAGAGTATCTCCAGCAGACATAAACAACGCTTCTGCTGCTACTTGGAAGTAAGCAGCATTTGCTGGAGCCAATGGTGGCTGCCAAACCTGAGCAACGCTTGCGTTAGTCCAAGCACCGCCGACTGGTAAAGTGCTGTTTACTGAAGGACGGTCTTCGCGGATAACGCGCTTGTTGATGTCCAACCAGATGACTACTGGACGTGCAACCTTGGTTCCAATGTTTGGAGTCCCTGGGTTGGTGTTAGCAGCATCCATTCGGAACGCATACCCTGAGAAGAAGAGTTGTGTTCTTGGAAGGATAGGGAAGTCGGTCCATGCAGTCTTAACTCTTACGTTACCTGCATCTTGAACACGGCAACGTAGGAAGAAAGTACCAAACGCAGGGCTTGCTGAACCAATTGAAATTGTTGCGTTGTATTCTGGATTCCAGCGGTTAAGTTCAGACAATGAGTTGTTTTCAAAGGTAATGAACTGTGACGCGCTGTGTGTAGCAAGTGCTGTTGGAGCGTTGTTTCCGTTGGAACCACCGCCACCACCGCCTCCTCCAGTGTTTGGAGTTGCGTCAAATCCACGGCAATAAAGGTCAGTAATTAGAGAACCAGATTCAATACCAGATAGGTAAGCAAGGTATGTATGACCACCCTTACCACCGCCGCCGTTTCCACGACCTGGGTTATTGAAACCAGCCTGAGCGAATGTATTCCATCCGCCACCTCCACCGCCACCGCCAATATAGTGATGCTCAAGAGTTCCTGCTCCATTGACATCAACGCCAAGGCCGCCGTCTCCACCGTAGTTAGGAATGTTTACGTTGCTTGTAGCAATTCCATATCCACCAGCATTTCCGTTTTGTGGATGGTATTGAAGTTGTACGGAACCAGTTGAACTGTATCCAGTTGTTGTTCCTGAAGCACCTTCAACTGCTGAGTAAGAAATAGCGTTTCCACCAACAGAACCTGCACCACCACCGCCACCTGCATAGGTAGGAGCAGTATCAGAGTTATTGATAGCGTGTCCACCATAGTTTGCACCAGGAAGACCATAACGCCAGAATGTGAAGTTAGAGTTGAAAGCACCTCCACCTCCACCGCCTTTAGCAGCAAGTAGAGGAGTGGTAATGGTTGCTGAGTAGTGTGACTCACCAGCCCATGTAAATCCTGCTGTGTTTCCATCCTTGTAGAAGGTTGGAGCAGAGCCAACTTCTAACTGTGCGTAAGCAAGATAGAACTCAGGTTCCTGACCACCAGTTGCGTTGTTAGCAGCGTTATTGAATTGAACTCCAAAACGCATAAAACGAGCAGTTCCAGGTGCAGTTGCTGTTGCGCTAAGACGCTTTCCGGCAGTAGCATTGAGGTTTGTTGTACCAGCCATCTTGTTTGCTGTTACAGGAACAAAAATTGTTGTTCCATTTGTTCGTGAGCCGATTAGATTGTAGTCAGCATCATAGAACTCAATGTAAGCAGAAGATGTGCGGTATTCCTTCCATGACCATGCATAGACAGAGCCTGTGTATTGAGTTCCAGGCACTGCGTTAACAAAGTCATGTGAAACTTCCATATTTTCTGAAGTTGTATCAGTTGACATCAAGCGCAGACCGATACCAGTTTCATATGTTGGTGGACGCCATGCTGTGGCAGTTGGGTTTGCCTCAACTTGAACGTTATCAATATGCATTGTTGTGTTCGCTGGGATTAGGAATCCAACGTATGCCCACTTAGCAGTTAGACCAACAGCGTATGTTGGTAGACCTGTAAATGTTGCAGAAACGCGGCGCCATGCTCCAGAGAAAATTCCAGAGTGAACAAATGTTCCAGTTCCTGAAACTGCTCCGCTGTTAGCGAGGCTTAGGTTTACTGTAGTTCCAGAGATGCTGGTAATTGTTGCACCAACTGCTACACCAGTTCCAGACACTGTTTGGCCAAAGAAGAGACCATCGGCGTTATCAACAGTAATAAATGTCTGTCCGCTTGTTCCAGAGATAGTCTTAGTTACAGACCCGCCGTAACCAGCAAGTGGAACAGTAACTGTCTGCTGAGCAACAAAATATCCACCAGAAGATGGAGTAACTGCTGAGTAAAGAGTTCCAGTTCCGTTTGATGTTCCCTGGTTGTTTGTTGGGAAGTTAGAACCATCACCAATACGCAACTGCATAATAAGGTTCTGAGGAGTTGGGTTGGTATGGTAGACATATGCCGAAACAGTATAAGAAGTGTTAGGGTCGTATGGGAATCCTGTAGAACCACCGCTAAGAGCACCAGCACCAGAGGTTGTAAGACCAACTAGACGAGCACCAGCAGATGAGTTTACGCACTGTAGAGCGTTAGCGCCAACAGTACTTCCAGAAATTTCTAGAGGAGAAACCATTTCAGGTAACTTAGCGTATGGGTTTGAAAGAACCGCCGCTGAGATGTTTCCTAGGTTATCTAGAGCAAAGAAAGAACCACCGCTTAGTTGTAGGTCTTCCATCTGTGCATACTGATTTTGAATAACGTTATTTGACTGAGTTGCTCCAAGTGACGCTGAGAGAGCAATGTTGTCGTTGTAAATAATAGATGTTGTAGTTACACGGCTTGACTGTAAAAGGAATGTGATTGTTCCAGATACAGTTGCTGAGTTAGCAACAGTAAGGGTAATTGTTGTACCTGAAATAGAAGCAACAACTGCGCTTGCTCCAATACCAGTTCCAGTTACTGCCATACCTTGCTGAATACCAGTGTTATCTGGTGTAACAATAATCTGTGTCTGTCCTCCAGTGCCAGTAGCACCCTTTTGGACTTGCTGAATATTGTTTGCTTCCCAGAGAGTGACGCCCTTGTTGTAACTTGGATTCATCAATAGGTTTACTGGAGCAGAACCACCAAATGTAGTAGTTCCTCCAACACCACCTGGCTGAGTATTTACATCGTCAGTGGCTGAAATAATGGAACCTTGTCCACCATGACCACCTGCACCGATTTGAACGCTATATGAGAGCCCTGGAGTTACGTTTACGTTACGACGAACTACTTGTCCGCCACCTCCACCGCCACCAGCAGCAGTACGGTTTCCACCGCCACCGCCTCCGCCGCCACCTACTGCAACTACTTCTACAGCAGTGACGCCAGTTGGCACAGTGAAAGTTCCATTCGCTGTGTACTGGACTTCTTTGATTGAGAAGCGTCCAGAGTTGTCGTTAGGAAATACAATTAAGTCTTTGCTACCTGAAATAGCCATTGTTCTTTAGCCTCTCGCTCTCTTGTCCTACTACGCTGTAACTTCTACGCCAGAAACCATTACGTCAATAGCACTGTTTGATGATGCTCCAACGTAAAGTGCATCTGAACCTGTCATAACCTGACGAATGTCAAAGTTAACTGTTCCATTTGCTGGAATTTGTAGACCATTACAGAAATTGAAAGCGGTTCCAGAGTTGAATCCGCCTGTTCCAAACTGAATAGTTAATGTAACCACGTTTGCGGTTTTGTTTGCTGCGACAATGTTAGTAACAATTGTCTGTCCACCGGCTGGTACGGAGTTGTAAGCAGTTACTCCTGCTGTGGTCGCCGCACCTCTGAAGAGCCTTGCTGCTGTTGTTGGCATTATGCTAACACTCCCATGTATGAGTTGATTTCTAAATCAGTCGCGAGTGCGCTGATTGTTGCGATTCTTGTATTACCAGCCGAGGTTACTGCCGCAACCTGTGTAGCCCCAGCGCTGTTTACTGCCGATACCTGAGTGGTTCCAGCAGAAGTTATTGAAGACACCTGAGCAGCAGTTGCTGCCACAATGTCATTTACCCCGAGAAGGCTTCCTAGAGTTTCTAATGCCTTAGAAACGAAAACCAAGTCTTGGGCAGTATAGGTGCTAGCGTTGAGGCTAGCGGTAATTTCTGCCTTTACCGCATCAATTTGCGTATTTAGGCTATCATAACTAGGCATTATTGCTCCGTTCCTTGAGTGTAAATTCTATCATTTTTTGTAAAGAGGATTTCTTCCATACTACGCATTACGCCTGTGCCTCGGTCCACGAGATACGAGCAGCAATGTCTGATGATGCGGTTCCGATATTTGTTGCTGTGATAACAAGAATATCTGGACCGTTTGGATATGACGGGCTTGAAGTATTTCCGTTACCACTGAGGATTGAGTTTCCAAGTTCACGAACTGCCTTCAAGTCGAAAGAGGTAACGTTGAAGTTGTTACCACCACCACCGTTTTCAGAGTAGAACGAGAACACGCTATCTCCACCAGTGAAGTTACCTGTTGGACTACCAGAAGGAACGACTCCTCCAATAGGTCCAGTATTGTCAAAATAAAGCACCTGAGATAGAGAACCAGCACCAACACGCTCACGGTCCCAGTCTGTTGGAATTCCAGCATAAGCACGGACTCCACCAAAGGTAACTGCTGCGTTGGTAAAGGCTCCACCCGCTGCACCAGAAAGGGTAAGTGTGCTGCCAGAAATGTTCAAAATAATTGCTCCAACTGGTCCGTTAGCGGAGCCAGCAGCAATACTCATACCAACTGCAAGGTTCTGAACATCTCCAGCGTTCTGAAGAGTCAAAGTAGAAGAACCAGCACCCATGCTGGCATTTCTAGTTACGTTCATTGTTGTAGTTCCGTGGTTTGTGTAAGTAATTGTATTTGGATTCAAGAATCCAGAAACCAAGAACTGACCGTTAGTAGTTACACCAACAGACACAAGACGCATCTGCATACGGTTGATAAGTTCACGAATACCAAAGTTTCTTGCTACAGCGTTATCTACTGAAGGAGCAAGACGAACTGCCATCAAAGGTCTAGTAACACCCTGAGGAATTGATAGACGCTTAGTCATACCAGCGGTAAAGATATTTTCAGCATCTGAATCAAAACGACCATCCATAATTACAGATGAACCCCAGTGGCTAATTTGTGGAGCACAAGTCTGAGTAATCGCAATGATGGCAGTTTGTGAAACTCCAGAGCCACCCAAGGTCACATCTGGGCTAAATGCTGTTGTTCCAGTGTTTCCTCCACCAAGAACAACTACTTGTCCTGGGAAAAAGATTGGATAGTTTTGACGACGAACAATTGTTATTGGGAAGCCTTTCATAGTTGAGTTATAGGCACCAATAGCAGTGTATTGAGCAACTTCATTTGAAGTACTATTGCGAATCAACAAATAACCACTTGTTGGCCACTCTCTAGCATCATCAACGTATAGAGTTGTGTCGTTTGGTTGAAGTGTTGAACCGTAGACTACAGATGCTCCACCGACAAGACGAGCACGCTTTGGCTCATTAATTACTTCATAACGGGCAGGAAGGTTTCCTGAACGCTGATAGGCAGATGTGTTGATGTTGTTATTTGCCATACGGTGAACGTAGACAATGTCACCCTTGATAGCACGGAATCCCCAACGGATATAACCTGCTCCATACCAAGTGTAGTCAATGTAGACCATCTGCATCTTGTTTGTATCTAGAAGGTAGCCTCCAGGACCGCGACCATCCATCTTGTCTTGGTTCCAGTCATCTTGGCGAATACGAATTTCCTGAGTCTTACAGCATCTAACAAATGAAGCAGTGGCTCCACGATATGAAGGTGATACATACATAACTGTATCGCTATCAATAGCAGCAATTTGATAAGACTGTCCACGAACTACAATCTTGTCTCCAATAAGAAGTTGACGTCTAAACTGAGTGTTATTTCCAGTAATAAGGCCGCTGTTTGCTGTTACGTTGATAGTTCCAGAAATTTCTTTATTTGAGAAGCGACGAACGGCATACATCCACTCTCCGTCATATTCAAAGTAGAAACCATTCTGCTCGTCATACATTCCTGTACGAGTAGCAGCGCCTTTCCACTTAGTTACTGTAGCAAAAAGGTTTACTCCACCAGGAGTAGCATCCTGAGCCGCCAAAGGAGTATTTAGAGTTATGTTGTATGTAAAGATGTTAGAGTCGCTAACTGTTGCGACTGTAAAAGTTCCATTGTATGGACTGACTGCTCCTGTTGAAAGAGTAGTTCCTTCAATTAAAACTGTTGCTCCTGGTTGAATACCGTGGTCTTGTAAAGTTCTTACTGTGACAACTTTTGTTCCAGTTGTTGTTACATTTGAAGAACTAATGCTCACAAGGTCATATGTTGGAGTAAATTTTGCACCAGTAGAGAATTGAATTGCTTTACCTGATTGATAGCGGAAGTAACGACGAGTCTGACGAATTGTCTGAAGACCAATCGCATTTCCAAGAGTAGTGAGAGATACTCCACCGTCTAATGGACGATGCTGGATATATCCTTCTGGTTTTGTATAAAGAACAGAGTTGTTTGATACAGATGGCGATGTAACTACTGTATCTAAAATTTGGAATGTAAATGATAAAGGAGTTAGAACGTCCTTAATAATCCAGTTTCCGTTGATTCCTCCAGTATTGTTAATCATAATTGGAATACCAGGATAAAGTCCATGAGGAGTTGGAGTAGTAATAGTAATAGTTGTTGGATTTGCACCATCACTAGCAGCAGAGAAACCAACCAAAGTTCCAGTTGTTGGGTTTCCACCAGGAATGTGAGCATTATCAAATACGTCTCCACCATAAATAACGGTGTTGTTCGCAATGTTCACAACTCCATCAACTAATCCACGAGCAAAATATGTAAATGTAAATGGAGTAACAGAGGTAACAGTAAACGTTCCTTCAGCACGGAAATTCAAAGTATCTTGAACGCTGATGATATTTCCAGCCTGTAAATTATGAAGAGTATTTGTTGTAACTGTAACTAAAGAACGAGGACCAGCACCGTTTCCTTGAACTAATGCAACATCGAAAGAGTTACCTCCAGATGTTTTAGCAAAAAATGTTGGGTAGTTACACGCAAGGAAAAGTGCTTCCCATTTTGCTGGCTGAACAGAATATTCAAAGTCTGTATCCATCAATGACTGAGGAGATGCGGTACGGACTTTTTCTACAGCATCAAGCAAAGTATCAGAATAAGTAATTTGCTCGTTAAAATCATCAACAAAAACCTGTAAAAGGTCAGTTGAGTTCATTGATGCAGTGTTGTATTCAAGAACAATTTGTGTTCTAGGATTAGTAGGGTCTCCAATATATGACCAACCAGTAAATCCAAGATTAGGGTCAGCAAAGTTATAAATTACTGTTCCAGTTGTCACGTTTGTAATAAGCAGCAAACGCTCTTCAAGAATAAAGGCAGGAAGAACTACTGTTCTTGTTGATGGACTAAATGTGTAGTCCGTACCTCTAATTACTCGTCTAGCCATTAGTTTTCCTCGCCTCGTTATAGAAGAGCCAGCGCAAGAACGCCGCTCGTCGTTAGACCTACGTTGGTAATATTAGTGGTTGTGCTTGAAGTTGTGGCACCAAACAGGCCGAGATTCAACAATTGATTCATTTCAATGATATTGATACGGTTTGTGTCGCCAGTTGTTCCCGCAGGGCCTGTTGGTCCTACTGGGCCAGCAGAACCTGTTGGTCCTGTAGCACCATTTGCTCCTTTAATGTTTCCCTGAATAACCCATCCAGAAGAAACACTGTAAGCAAAATAATCTCCATTTGAGACTCTGAAGTAGTTATCTCCTTCAAGGACGTTTGTGAGTCCAGCAGCCTCTGGGGTTGGATTTCCTGTAAAAATTTTGCTGCCACGAGTTCCTGCAACACCAGCAGCACCTGTAGGACCGGTGGCGCCATTAGCACCATTAGTTCCAGCAGCACCTGCTGGACCTGTAGGACCCGTTGCTCCGGCA